TTTAGGTGATAAATTTGATTTAAATTTAATAGAATTAAAAAAAGGAAAAAAACCAAAATATGTTTTAATGAAACCAGAATATTATGAACATCATATATCTGAACTTCGTATGAATGATGAACCCGTCTATATATTTTCAGATTCACCAAAAATAGCAAAATGTTTATTAGGAGCTGATTATGAATATGTTGATGAAGGTGTAAATGAAACATTTTATTGTTTTCAAAATGCTAAACGTGTAATAATATCAGAATCTACATTATCATTTTCAGCAGTTTTATTAGGATCTAAAAAAAAAGATTTTATATTTCCAGATTTTTTATATATGCCAAAAGAAGATGGAACATATAAATTAATAAAATCACCTTATTTTAAAGATGGTGAAACACAAAAGAAATATTTATTACAAACATTAGAAGAATATAAAGATATTCTTATAAAATGTAAAAATTAATATCTTATTTTAATATTTTTTTTAAATACTTCTAAGTTGGGTCATACGTTCTTCAACAGCTTTCTCAAATTGTTCTAGTTCCTTTTGTTTTTGTTCTAGTTCCTTTTGTTTTTGTTCTTCATACGCTTTAACACGTATTTCTCGTTCGATACGAAATTTTGCTACTTCATCAACTTTTTCAGAAATAGTCATTTCGCTTATTTTTGGTATAGGAAATATAGCAATTGCATAATCAATAACGCGAGGAGTTGAAGGTGGTGCTGCACCCCCTCCACCCCATGCGGGTGGATTAGGGTCATAGTAAAATTTACCAGAAGTCTGAATAAGAAAATTTTTACTTATTCCTATAAATTTACATTCGTCGTCAATAATTTTTTGTTCTTGAGTGGTAAAATATGCGGATCTAGCAGTAAGTTTTACACAAGAGAATCTATTTAATTGATCAAATACTTTTGAAATTTGAACGCCCATATTATTAAGACGTTCAAATTGATCATTTAAAGCATCTTCTTTTTTTATAAATCTTTTCATTCTTTTTAAATATTTTTTTTAAAATTTTAAAGAATTCGTTTTAATTAATATTTTGATTTACGTCTTGTTTTATTTTTTTTCTGTATCTTTCTTAAAAATTTTCTTTGATCGGATTTTGATAATTCTAAATAATCTAAATAGACTGATAACATCATTTAATTTCAACAATATATTTAAAAATATTCTGTTCTTTCTCTTCTGATACTAATTTCCATTTAATATCTGAAAATCCATGTTTACCTGTATCTTTTTTAACATCTTCCCATTTTCGCATATTTTTAGCATCAGGAATTTTACGAGTATCAATATGTTCCAGAACTTTAAATCCTGTATCTACATTAGGTCTCATAATTTTAATTCCTTTTTTCTTCATACGATTACGCATAGCATCATCTTCACCACCCCATCCCCAAAACATATTTGGAAATCCATTAATATTTTTTACATCTATTAAAGAAATAGATAAAACTTGTCCAATAAATGAATCACCTTGATATTTATCTTTATAAATTCCACCTATATGTATAGGTTTTTCAGGAAAAGCTGTATAAAATGGTATAATAGGACTTAAAGGTATTAAATCAACATCATGATATACTACATATTTAGCACCTAATTTTTGAGCATATCTTGTACCAATATTTAATAAAGCACCTCTATTAAATTTTTGATCACCATATTGTTCAATTATAAGAATAGGCCAATCAGGATGCCAACGTTTCATATGTGATGTAAACTTTTTTAATTGTTCTCCACGTTTTTGTAATAATTGTTCACGAAAAGGAACTAAAATAACAGGAATACCTTGAGGTAATTTTTTTGCTTCATTAAGATCCAATGGAATCATTATTAAAAACGGATTTTTTTTAAATAATTAAATCAGTCAGTCCAATCTGAACTAATATAACATGTTCAGAAATTATCCTGAGAGCGAAAGCGTCAATGATCAGAAACTCTACCTTCAAGCTGTAATAAAACAAGTTGTAGGGGAAGTTGATGAAAATGATGAGGACCACTATAACAAGTGTAATCAAGAGTGTTTTAACTACATTAACAGCTTCTTAGACAGCGAACGTTTACTTGAGGATGGACTTTTCCCATCTGAAGAAGCCAAAGTCCGTTACGGGATAGTGTGTAACAAATGGTATGACTTGTATGCACAAATATAGTAGAAAAAAAGAGAAATCGGGGAGAAACCCTTTTTTTACCTCTAAAGAATAATGAGAATTCTTACTGAATTTGAATCAACATTAAAATTATTATGTGAATATGGTGATTCTTTAAAAGTAAAAAATACTTTAGAATATATTTTTGCATTATCACATCAATGTTATGTTTTATTATCAAAAGATGATAAAAAAGAACTTTGTAAAATTGAATTTAATAAAACTTCACCTTTATTAAAACCTTATATAACACAAAAATTATCAAGAAAAATTAAAGGTAATACAAGAAATAATTTATTAAAAACTTTAAAACAAGGTCAATGGAGAATTATGCAATGTGTTTTAAAACCTTTTAAAAAATCTGAAGGTAATCCTTTATTTGAAAAATTTTTAACTTCTTTAAAAATTCCTAATGGTGTTTATATATTTACTTTAACAGATGCACAACTTTTAAGATCTGATGGAACTTTACCTTGGCATATGATAACTAATTCTCCAAATCCTTATAAAGGACCATTTTTACCTATTTTTGCTACATCAGGACAAGAAGGTTATGAAGATATAACTATACCAAATGAAGATGATTTAACATTTGCAATGAATCCTATAAATTATAAAGGAGTTTCATGGGATGAAAAAAAATCTATAGCTGTTTTTAGAGCAGGTAAAGCTACAGGATGTGGATTAACACCTCAAACAAATATGAGATTAAAATTATCTTTAATGAAATCACCTTTATTAGATGTTGGTATTATTGATACAAAATTAAAAAATATGAAATTTGATCCTATAGAAGGATTAGGTTATTTAGATACTTCATTAAAAAAAGTTAATCAAATTCCAATGTTTAATGGACAAGATCAATATAAATATATTATACATGTAGATGGAAATGTTCTTGCTTATAGACTTCTTACATCTATGTTAACAGGTTCATTAATTTTACGTGTAAAAAGTCCTTATATACATTGGTTAGATGATAAATTACAATCAGGAAAACATTATATATCTATATCAGATAATTTAGAAAATCTTGATGAAAAAATTGATTGGTGTTTAAAAAATGATTCTAAATGTAAAAAAATTGCAGAAAATGGAAGAAAATTTGCAGAGAAATATTTAGATTTAAATGTTATGAAAAAATTTATGGAAACGAATTTTAAATTATTTAAATAAATTTTATGTAAAAGAAAAGATAAAATGTTTTATGAATGTTTTAGATGGTTATTTAAGAAAAAAAAGAAACCTGTTATTCCTGTAACAACAAGTCCTGATGGAAGAGATATTTATCGTATATATATTCCACCATCACCTAAATATTGTAACGATATGAATTGTTTTACACCAAATTGTAATAAACATTAATAGAAAAACGAAATTTAAACTTACAATTTTTTAGTTTGTAGAATAGAATGGGTAATTCCATAAGCAGGAAGGAAGAAAAAGAAACAGGCACAAATGTGCGTTTAAGAAAAGAGTTTGAAGAAGCTAAAGTTGAAAGAGCAGAGTGTTGGAAAAGTCTTCAAAAAGCTAATTCTGAATTGGACAAGACAGAAATTTCATTGTATAAACATTTAGCAAAACATTCTGACTTAAAAAACCATATTTATGAATTAAAAAAAGAACTAGAAATTCTTAAAGAATTCTTAAGTAAAAGTATTAAAGAAGAAAAAAAAGAGGAAATTGGTAAAACAAGGTTAAATATTATAGAACATGAAAAGCTTTTAAAAAAGAAAATAGAAGCTTTTGATGAACAAAAAAGTTTGCATGCTAAATTTAAAGCTGCAAAAAATTTTCAATGGGATCGTGAATGCGATTTCGACTTTGCAGGTACAATTTATTCAAACTTACAAAAAAAGATAAAAGAGTTTTAAACAAAATCTTTTTTTTATTTAGATTCAGCTTTATAATAATCTTCATATGATAATGTAGGTGGACTTGGTAAATTATTTACTACAGGATCAACAAATCTTTGAAATAATTTTTTTCCAACAATTTCAGATGCTTGATCTTCTGTAAGTTCACCTTTTTCAATTTTACGTCTCATTTGTAACATGAAAAAAAATGTTTCATCTAATTTATTTTCCATATGTAATTTAAAAATAGAAGGATATTCATTAAAAAGTTTTTGATTTTCTGATATAATTTTTTGTTTATATTCTTCAGGTTGATTTGTTTTTAAATTACGATGACGGCGAAATGATTCATCCATATTACGAACTAATGCTTGTATTTGTATTGCGTTCATTTAATTCTAATATATAAATTAATATGGCATTATCTCCCGCTCCTTTACACGCTGATATAAATGGAAGGTTAGTTGCAAGTGATTTACCTAAATTACATCCTGGTTTTAAATCTAATGTTCAAGGTGGTTTATTAGAACATGGAGCTGCAAAAACAAAATCTGCAATACAAACACAAGCAAAACATGCTTCAAAAGCTGGTGTAACAATGCGTGGAAGTTCAAGAATTGAATATCATCCTGGTAATTCAATTTCAGGAGCAACAATACCTGGTGTTAATCCTTCAGAAAATATGGGTAAATTATTACAGAATAATGCAGGATTAAGAGCATCATCAGTATATGATAAACTTGGAGGAACAACACCTCATAAAGTTAGTATTGGAGGAAGAAAACGTAGAAGTAAAACAAATGGACGCCATCATAGGAATAGGAAGCGGAATAATAGTAAGTCTCGTCGTAGCATTCGTTCTAATAATAGGACTAAACGAAGAAAGAATAACTAATTTACAAACTTCAGGATTTAAATATTTAGTTTATTGGGTTGCTTTATTAACATGTTTATTAATTGGTAATTTAGTTTGTTCTTATTATTTTGTTCAAAGATGGTCTGAAATGCCTAAACAAGTTGATAATAGTGTTCATGTACAATAAGGTGTAATATCAAAATAAAATTCACCAGGTGTACAAGTTATTTTCTTATGTTTTCTTACATATAATAAATTAAATTCTGTTTCATTATTATATAAATATATTTCATCAATATTTTTTAATTTCATATAAGCTTCAGCTTTTTTAGAAAAAAAAGAATATAAATCTTTTGAAACTTCTTCAGGTGTTTCTTGTTGACGTTTTGATATTCTTTCTAATGCTGTTGATAATTTCGTATATGGAATTGCTACAATTGTTTTAAATCCTGATTTTTTCATTGAAGATAAAAAACCCATTATAACTTTTAATCCTCCACATGTTGCTACATAAACAAATGATTTATTTGATTTAATAGATTCTTTAACAAGTTCTACAGATTTTTCAGATTTTTTTAAATGTGTTTCACCTTCTAATAAATCAGGATCAATAAGAATAAATTTATTAGAAATTTTAGCATTTTTAAGCATTTCATCAATATGTGTAGATTTCCCAATTCCTGGTGGTCCACATACAAATAAACCAAATTTCATTATTTTTTAACAAGAGTTTTTTCTAAAAGTATATCAAGTTCTTTTACAAAATCTTCACATTCTTTTGGTGATGTTATACCTGTAAGAATCATTTTTCCTGTACGGAAAATTTTTGCAGTCCATTTATTTTCTATAAATTGAATTTTAACACCAGGATATACATCAGGATCAAATGATGAAATAATATTTGGATTTCTCAAACTTTTAATGTTATTAGATAGATTTTCTCTTGCTATTAACATTTTTGGAGTTATTTCAGTAACATAATTCATTAGAACTACACGTCTTCTTATAACTTCCCAATTATATTTTTCAATTTCTGAAATTTTAGACATAATATAATTCAATGTACTTGAATCATATAAAGGATCAAGTATACCTGTCATATGAAATACACCATTTTGAAATATTTTTGTTGTTATTTCTTTTTCTGGTAATTTACCATCACCATTATTTAAAACAACTAAAGTTATAGAATTTCTTCCAAATCCTGTATTATTTTCTTTACTTTTTTTAGATCTTCTTTTAATTTTATCTCTTGATGATTTACCTTTTGTTAAAATACCTTTCTTTTCAATTTTAATTAATTTATCATCCAATTGTAATTTTTCAAGTAATTCAGTTGTATTCAATTTAATATTTAGATTATACAATACTACCATTGTCGATAATGTTGGAGTTTTCATTTTTTTTAGAATCTAAGTAAACATATTCAATTTCGTTTTTCCATGAAAAAGATATACTTTTAGGAAAAAAACTTATCATATAAACATCAAATTTTCTTATTAATCTTCTTATTCTTGCATCATGTTTTGGATCTAACATCCATCCAGGTTCTAAATAACCTAAAAATATTTTTTTATTTGTATGATGATTTATAATATTATCACATTCATCAGCTAATAATTCAGAACTTATACATGATAAATCTATATCACATAATTTACGTAATTCATTAAAATCTTTAAAAAAAAGATATAGATGTAACATTTACTAAATATATCTTTTTATTGTTAAATTTATTTACAACATGCCATTAGAAATAGAATTGTAAGACAAAGTATTAGAATATTTATAGATGGTGAAATTTGTTCTGTACGATAACATCTAAATTCACCAAACTGGTTCAAATAACAAAGTCCTTGCGTTACAGGGCATGTAGTATCCCAGAAATCATTCATTCTGAGTTTTTAAAAACTATAAATTAATAAGAAAAAATATTCGTTTTAAATTTAGATAAAAAAAAATATGTTAACATAAAATGTTTGGTTTAAAAAATCATAGTGGAAGTTGTTGGATAAATGCTTGTTTACAAGGATTATTTCGTATACCTGAATTACAAAAAAAATTTACATTAAATGAAATTGATGTAAATAATAAATTAGAAGTTTCATTACAAAAAATATGGTTATCAAAAGGAAAAGATGGTTTAAAAGAATTATTTGAAAATGTTAAAAATGTTCATTTACCTATGGGTGAAGGAATAGGAGATTCACATGAATTATTAATTTATATTTTAGATAAAATTAATTGGCTTGAAAATTTATGTAAAATTAATACGATAGATAAAATTAAATGTACAAATTGTGATTATGTATCTGAAAAAATTGATACAAAAGTTGAACTATCATTATTTCCAGAAAAAGTAGGACAAACTATTTCTGAATGTATTTCAAAAGAAGTTCAAGAATTTATTGCTGAAGATTCAAAATGTGAAAAATGTAATAAAAATTATAAAAAACAAACTATTATAACATCATTTCCTAAAGTTTTAATTTTACATGTTTATACAGATTCTGAAAAAAGAAGTGAATATTGTAGTAATCTTATAATTAATTCACGTAAATATATTTTAATAAGTGTATTATCACATAATGGTTCACATTGGTGGTCTTATGGACGTAATCAACAAGGTCAACCATGGTATACTTTAGATGATACACGTGTAACAGAGCATAAATCAAATGAATTTCCTTTATCACATACGATGAGAGTTTTGATTTATTATCAGATTGATGAATAAAGGATGGATTTCCCAGTTGTAATTTCTGTTTCTGTTGTAGTTCTTTTAGTTGTTGGTATTATGTCATGGCTTATATCAGGAAGTATATTATCATTTTTTGTTATAATATCTATTGGTGTATTAATTAGTTATTTATTAAATTTATTTGGTATATTTGAAGTTAAAACAGATTCTAGTGGTATAGATGTACAATTTCATGAAAATGGTCCATCACCTAAATTACCTGAAAAAAAACAACATATAAAATTTGTTGAAACAAAAGAAGTATTTTATGTTTCGGGTAATAATTGGACATATGAAGAAGCACCAGCTGTTTGTGCTGCTTTAAAAAGTGAATTAGCATCTTATGATCAATTACAAGATGCATTTTCTAAAGGAGCTGAATGGTGTGGATATGGTTGGTCAGTAGGTGGAATGGCATTATATCCAACACAACAATCTACATGGAATGCATTACAACAAGAACCATCAGAAAGTAAAAGAACTGCATGTGGTCATCCTGGTGTAAATGGTGGATATTTTGATCCATCAATAAAATTTGGTGTAAATTGTTATGGTCCTAAACCACCAAATCGTGGAACTGCATTTCCAGCACCATTACCAGGAACAGATTCTAAAAAATTTGATTCTATGGTAGAAAAATTTAAGAAAGCTATAAATTCTATGTTATTATCACCATTTAATAGAACTGAATGGTCAGGTGCTCTTACTACAAAAACTGCGCAGAGTGATTTGACATATGTTGAAAAAGAATTTGGACAAGTAGGTAAAAGATTATATGATGATATTTAAATAAATGTGGAGTTATGCATTAAGTACACCAATAAAAAAAGGTATATGGATACCACCATCACCAGAAAAATTTAGTATACCACCATCATCAACTGAAAAAACAACTGATCATTATATTATGAAATGGTTAATTAATAAAAATCCAAATTATGGTATATTTCCACAAAATTCAGAATCGGGTAGACAAATTGGAAAACATATCTCAAGAGAATACAAATGATTGAATTAGCACTTTTATTAAGCTTAGGAGCTGTTGGTTATGTCCTAGCTACACAAGAACCACAAAAAGAAGAATTTGTTTCATTACCAAGACCTACTCAACAACATACAGATTTAGTTATACATAAACAAGATAAAGGACATTCTAATCAAGTCCCATTTTTTGGAGCTCGTGTAACACAATCAATGTATTCAGGAGCAACTGATCAATTATTAGATAATCATACAGGAGCAGGAAAAGAATATTTCCAAAAAAGAGAAACTCAATCATTTTATGATGTTAAAGCAGGAACAGGAAATCCATTTGGACAACAAGTAGAATCTGATTTTATACAATCACGTATGGATGCTGGAACACAAATGCGTAATGTATTTCCAATTGAACAAACATTAGTTGGTCCAGGAATAAATGATGGTTATACAAATTTACCATCAGGTGGTTATCAACAAGATGTAATGAGAGAATATGCATTACCAAGAACAACTGATGAACAACGTGTAGTAACAAATCCTAAAATAACATATTCTACTCAACCTGTACCAGGTGCTTCATCTGTAACAAAACCTGGAATTCAAGCACCTGTAAATAAAAATAAACCTGATAAATTTGCAGTTTTAGGTATGGATAGAGCAAATACAACTGTAGGACAACAAGTTGCATCTACATTATATCCTGTAGTTCCAATGAAAGAACAAGCACGTGATACAACAACTACACAATATTATGGTTCAGGTAATGGTAGTGGAGGTGTATGGTCAACATATTTAAGAGCATTTACTGAACCATTTCAAGAATTTATGAAATTAACAGCTGAAGGAAGACCAGGACCAGCAGGACCACAAGGATCAGGAAATTCAGTAGGATCTCATCAAATTTCATTTTTAACAAGAAAAGATGAATCTGTATTATCAGATGCTACAAGATTTAATGTACCTGTAAGTATTATTAATGCACATTCTGAACATTTAGGATCAGTTAGATATACAGAACCATTACAACAAGATATTAATCTTGAAAGAACACATCCTTATGTAATTGAAGCACATCAGAAAAATCCTTATACAAAACCATTAACTTCTATTTAAAATGAACGTGTTTCTTATATAAACAAATGTCATATTTAACTTTTCGTGATATTGAGCGAGCGGAGTTATTAAAAGTTCCTAGTTTGCATGCAAAGTATTATGAAGTGTTTAAAAAAGTTGCTGAATATTTAGCAGGTTATGCTGAAGGATTAAAAGAAAGAAGAGAAAGTACATTGTATCATTTTAAAGATCAGAGAGCTAGATATATGCATTGGGAAAATGAGTTTCAAGGTGCTTTTGAAGGAATATCTAAACTTTATCAATCTACATTATTTGAGAGTGCACTTTCATTAGAAATAGAAAAAATTGTAAATAAACTTCAATGTGAAGAAATAAAAAGTATACTTAAAGGATTTCGATTAATATCAGTTTGTATTAATTGGCAATTTAGAAATTTAATGGAATGGACATTTTCAAATGAAATAGCAATAAATTATTTAAATTCTTAAAATTTTAAAGTATGAATTTTTTTTTGATTTAAATAAAAAATTATAATAAAGATTAATGGAAATTATCCGTGAATCTTTATTATATAAAACAAATTCAGTAAATGTATGTTTAGGATTATTAAATCGTCAAGAACAATATGAATTTTTAAGATTATTATTAGCTACAAGAATTACAGATGTTCATATATGTGATTGTCAACCTAATCAATATGTTCTACGAGTTTTAGAATTTTTAAATATTCCACGAACACGTTGTTTACGAGTTGTATGATTACCGCCAGCGGTTGGTAGAGGTGGAGGTGGCGGTGGAAGACCAGGCGGAGTACCAGGTGGCGGTGGAAGACCAGGCGGAGTACCAGGTGGAGATGGAGGTGGAGATGGAGCTCCAGCTTGTACAATTGTTATTGTACCATTAGCGTTATAATGAGCAATATTCACTTTAATTCCTAATCCTGTGAGCCATGGAATGTGACGATAAGCAGTTGTGATTATTTTTTGAGATGTTGTAGTTCCGATAATAGCATAACATTTTTCATCTTGTCCTACGACACCAGTTTTTCGATTAAAAAATACTCCGTGTGGACCACCAGAGTTTCCTCCTCGTAGGACTTGTGTTATAACTCGAAAATATTTACCAACATTACTTCTCCAGCCCGGATAGTTCGCATCCAAATCACGGGCAGGAAATGCAGGATCTCTAATGTAATTTTGAGCATTTGTATCTGTATCAATTTTAGTATCTGCCCATGAACCTAGACCCCATTTTTTCATATCATATTCCTCAGGTATATCTTCAACATTATCAATAAAAAATACATTTGTTGTATCTAATAATAGAGTAGTGTTTAAGACTGCGACGTCATCTACTTCTTCAGTATATGGTGGTCTAGTCTTTACAGGATTATCCCATACTATGTTTCCATTTTTTCTGAAAAAATCTGTAGGTGTTGTTAAAAGTGGATGAGAAACACTATTTGGCAAAGTACCTTCTGTTGTTCCATCCTCCTTTGGTATTAGTAAACAATGTGTTGCTGTGTAAATAAATTCTTTTTCACCATCATTTCCTATTGCAATTCCTGAACAAACACCATGTGTTGGAAATCCTGTTGTAACCACTAGTGTGCGGGGATCGCGATTATATTCTAATCTCCAATAATCTTTTCCATTAACTGTAACTTTTGTAGAAGGTGTTTGTGTCATACCGAGTTCAATATGAATATCTCTTAATTTATCAAATTCTGTATATGCTACATACATTTTGGATTTCTCTTCAATAACATGTTTTAATCTGGCTTTTAATAAAGGTCTCTCCAACTTTTGTCCTTGATATGTTGGATCAATAAAATCCATTCCAAGTTCTAACGGATAAGGTCCAGAATCTGAATTGCTAATACGAACAGCACCTACAATTTTTGAATCATCAACGGTCATAATATAAAAAAATTCATTTTTTGAGTCTGTTTCGTCGGCATTCCATGCTCCAAGTTTTTTATTATCCGGATTTGGATCAGGAGTATCATATAGAGCTTTTAATTTTTCTTGAATATCAGCATTAGATCCACCCACAAATGGTCCTTCGACTTTAGGGTTACTACCTTCCATTTTTATTGGACCTGAACCAGCTGGTGGAGGTGGTGGAGGTGGGGAAGATTTGAGAATCAAGTCAGACTCAGATAGAAAGCCTGTTACAACGCTACCCGATTCATCAGTATATTTAACTTTATAAAATGGTTCATTTCCTCCTGTACATAATTCTATAGCTGAAGTATGATTGTCTCTTGAATAAAAGACATCTTCAATAATTTTACCAAATAATGAGGTTGTTAATAACTTCTTTTTCTCAACAAATTTTCCACTTGCAGTATCTTTAACTAAACTGGTTATGCTCACAATTCTAACGTCATCATCTGTTTTAAACTTACAGACAGGATTATTATAATTGTCTATTATTTGTTGCGTTTGGTCACTAGAATCTGTGCTAGAAACATTGTCGTTTCTAAACACATCATTCAAAAGTGGATTATATTTTCCTGAAATTGAAGTAGCGATATATTGATATTTAGGGTTGAATAAAGATGGATTTAATACATCTCTGTAAAACTTAACGCCTTTAATGTAAGAATCAATTGTGGCAGGAAAAATATCTGGGATTTCTTTTTTCTCTTTAAGTTTAGTGGTAACTATTGTAATTAAAAAACTCAGAAAGGAATCGGCACTATCAAATGTAGGTTTATATTTGTCTTTTGCGATCTTTTCGGCAAATAAAATTTTGAGGACATCCTTTAAACTTATTTTCCTAGGTGTTTTTGTTACAAGTGTGTTAGATCGAACTACATCTGTTCCATTTGTTGCAATAATTACAATTGAATAGTCTGTTTCAGATGTTAGTCCTGTAAATGTGTGTGGGCTTGTAATAGGTGCTAGGTTTGCTACTCCGTTTATTTCTGATGTAATTGTGGCTCCATCTCCACCTGTCCAAGATACTGTTATAGTGTTTTGGGTTACATCATCCAATTTAGCAATAATTGGATTCATTGCAGTTTTAGATGTCTTGAAGTCAACTATATTAGATGTAACTTTTTGAGTACCAAGTTCTGATTCTAGTTGTACATTAAATTCTGTGTCATCTGCTAAACTTCGCTTGAATGTGAAAGGATTTGATGTAGTAACAGCTCTTTCAGATATTCCTAACACTTTATCTGTTAAAATTAGTGTATTTTTTAATGATGAACCACCAGTCCACGATACAGTTACACCGGTTTTATCAAAGCTATCAACGGATAGTACAGCAGGGGGTAGTGGATGTTCTTGTTCATTAAGTTTTCGTTTAATACAATCTTCAATTTCAGCGGGAGAGTAATCTCCCTGTTGTCTTAAAGCACTACGCAAATATTGTTCTAATTTTGGTAGATCCTTTAGTATATCTTTCTGTTCAGCTAGTATACGCTGAAAAATCCCATCACATCTATTTAACAGACGTATATCTTTCAACAATGTTTCAGCATTTTTCAAACAGTTTTCATCATCTTTTAACAATTCTAATTTTGCAATAAGATCTTTATTTAACTCTTTTAATTGCATAGAATAACTACGTTCAATCTTGTAATGATTTAAGTTTGTTTCTAAACTAGTTTTACGTTGTGTATAATCATCTATATCAGCTTGAATTCTACGTTTTAGTTTTGGGTCTAGACGCCTATCTCTTTCTTTCTCTAATTTCGGTATAATTTTTTCAAGTTCACTGATTGCATCGGACATGGTTAATAGAGAACCGTTTATACCCTTGGTTGCCTTTTCGGTGATTAATTTTTCGTATTTTTCAAATTCTTTATCAAAACCCTCTATTTTTTGAATATTTTCCTCTTTAAATTTTTTACAGAATGCAAGTAGGAATTGTTTTCTATCTGCAGGTTTTGATTTAAACCACGCCAAAACATCTGGAATATACTTAGTATACCATGATTCTCCGGTAGATGCTGTCTCAAATTTAGTCTTATCGATCTTGTCTAAGATTCTGCGTTTGATTACACTTTCTAGTTTTACAAGTTTATCTAATTCTGTTTTGAATAAAACACTGGAGAATGCTCTGGGAATTGCTTTTAATCTATCAGAATCTGTAAAAAATGTATGCCAAGCAGTAGATCGTCCTTCTAGGATTCTTCGCTGTGTATCATCTAATTTCTTAAATTCTTCGGTTGTAGTATTCCCAGAAGTTTCTAAAAACGTTTTTGCAATGTTAATATTATCATCAACTTGTCCTACATTTGAGCCGAACTTACTACCAAAATTAATTATAAGTTTTTGAGAATCTGGACTCGAAATTAATTGCGTAAAATTTTTTAGAAAATAAAAGACCTTATCCAGAACTTCTCCGTTGTACGCAGAAAATCCTTTTGTAGTAACAAAAAAGTTAGAGTATTTGTCCAGATTTACAACGAATGATTTTGCGTCAGAATCTAATGACATTAATGTCAACATATCAAAGACCTTGCGAAAATCAGGATTATCAAATAGAGTAACAGCCTTAACTTTCTGTTCTTTCAATTGTTTAATAAAAATATCAAGTTCATTTAGAGCTCTGATTTGTTTAGTTTGATCTGTAGATCTTCCTTCAATTTTATTAATAATATTTTGTCTTTGTTCTTCTAAATCTTTCTTTTCTTGAGTTAATTTATTATAATTTGTTTTGTCTTTTAATTTACCATTCTCAAGTTGTAATTCAACTTCTTCATCAATTTCTTCTTGTTTTTGTTTAATTTCTTCTTGTTTTTGTTTATATTCAATTAATAATTTATTTAATTCTTCTCCTGTAGGTACAACTGATCTTGGAGTTTCAGGACGTTTAGTTTTATCAAAAAAACTTTGAGGAACTTTATATGAAGAAAGTTCTTCTAATAAAAGTCTTTTGGTTTCATTAAGTTCTTTGAGTTTGGTCGAAAGTTCAGAACGTTTAGAACGCAATTCAGTTAATTTTGCCACAGATTCATCATATTCAGTTTTTTTCATAGATTCCTTAAACATAAAATCTTCTTTATTTTTTGAAGCATCTATTTCTTCTTTTAATACTTTTTTGTAATCAGATTCTGACATTCGTGTAGTAGTTGATGTTGGTGTAGTTGCAGTAATTTTGCTTGCAAGAGTAGTAGTGTACCACTTTATATATTCTGATTCATTGTCAGGTGGTTTCTCTCCTCTAAAATTTTTTGATTTTTCTTTCTTTCTAGATTTAATAACATTAATACTATCTTTTAGCCATTGTTCAAATGTTTTTTTAGTAGGAGGATCACCAACTTGTTCACTTTTTTTAAATTCTTTATCAAATTCTAATTTTAAATTTGTACTTATAGTTGTCGGAACAGGATTTGAAACACCATTAAATGAATTTAATTTATCACTACTTAATTTTTCAATAAATTTCCAGTAGGAAACTTGACCAACAAGTTCAAGATAGTCTTGGCGAATACCAGTAGTTCCTGTAGTTCCATTAAATTTGTTCAATTCTTCGGTATATGTTTCATTTGTTTTAAATTGTTGAGTTGTTATTGCTCGGATTTGTTGTTCTGTAACAACTAATTCTTGTTGAATTTGTTGAGGTGTTTTTGTTCCTGTTACATTAGCTAGAATATTACCAGAAGTTGAACCAGGTTGTACACCAATAGCTTGAAATAATGTAGTTCCAGAATTTAATGGTGCCCATGTAGGACGTCCATAACCACCACGTTGTCCACCTGCCATACTTTCTATTTCAGGTAAAGATGGAGCAGTAGCAGTATCTTTAACTTCTTCAAGTTTAGGTTGTGTTTTAACTAGTTGTTCAACTACTTCAGGTTTAGGTTGTGTTTCAACTGGTTGTTCAACTGGTTGTTCAACTGGGGTTTCAACTGGTTGTTCAACTACTTCAGGTTCAATCGGAGTTTTAACTGGGGTTTGAACTTGTTCAACTGGAGTTTCAACTACTTCAGGTTTAGGTTGTCTTTCAACTGGTGGTTCAACTACTTCAGGTTTAGGTGAAGGTGTAGAACCTGTTGATCCACCTTCTCCTAATATAAAAGGAAAACCACCAACAACTAAAGTTCCACCAAGAACTGCGATTGCAGGTAACATTTTATTCACTTATATATTATTAAGATGTTTAATTTAGTTGAAGAAACTTATAAAAATAGACTTGAAAATAATTTAATTAAATCTGCTCAAATAAAAGATTCATGGTTTTCTTTAATATTTAATATAGTATCTTTAAGTTTAGTTTTAGGAAGTTTTATTTATTTTTTATATGCTTCATATAATCCTAATCCACCTGAAGCTCCACCTAATATAAAATTTACAGCAGTTCCATGGTTAAACGCTGTAAAAAATGTCCCATCATCAGAACAATATGGACAATTACCTAAAACTGAAATTGGAAGTAGTATACAGGGGTTTGAGTATAGATCAAGCACAGCAACGTTTTAATGAATTAAAAGGACAACCACAACCTATAATTAAACCTAAGAGAAAATTAAAGAAATGAATTCATCTTCATATACACAATTAAAAAAATCATTAAGTATTGCAAAAGCTTCAAAAATACAATATACAAATAATAAAGTTTCTGTTGAATTTTTAAATATTGGTATTACACCATGTATAATAAATAAAAATCAAATTATTTATACGATACCAAAATGCATATGTCTCTTAACAAAAAACAGGTAATATAAATAATAATGTTATCATTACTTTGGGTATTTATTGGATTTATTACAGGATTATTTATTGTATCTATATTTGAACCGCCATTTAGAACTATACCAAGTTTACCTGTACCAAATGAAACTAATATATTTCGTACTCAAAAAGGTGGTTGTGTTAATATAATTTCAGAACATATTGAATGTTCTGATAAAGCTATTTCTTTAGGTTTAATAAATGATAAGTAATTTACTGCATAATCCAAAATCTGAATTTTTCTTTTCATTTTTAGTTGGTATAGGTTTATCTATAATGTTATTTCATAGACCTCTAAAATGGCAAAAAATCTTATCAATGAAACCATCAGAAATTGAAGGTAAAATTGTTAAATCCAATGGTAAATGTGTAATTTATCGCGTAGAGGATACTTCTTGTGATTTAGTATCTTCTAAATAAAATATAAAATGGATTCAACTGATTTATCTGAACTTTTAGCAAATGCTCCTGTTCAACAACAACAATTTGCTCCAATGACAGGTGGAGGTGATCCATTTAGTAATCCTATAACACCACCAATGCAAACGAAACCTGCTGTAGATTATACACCACAATTTTCTATGTTAAGATATTCTTTAAAAAATTTATTTAGTTATTTTTCTTATTTTTTAGCAGCATTTATAATATCATTAAGTACACCAAGAACTTTATTATTACAACATATTCCTAATACTTATACAACAGGTGGTGTAGTATCATATTCAGGAGCAGCAGTTTTAGGTATATCCGCTGTCGTATTATCATACATATTTACAGCTGTCTTCCATACATTATTCTAAAGATGGATTTTATTGATAATTTGCGCCGTGCTTCATTAGGTGCAAGACTTGATAATTTTGCATATTTTTATCCTAATATTATTGTAGGAGCTGGATTTATGTTAACACCTGAATTTATGCATGAAAATTCAATTACACATGTAATTAATTGTGCATTTGAAGAACATTCACCTGTTTGGTTTAAACAAGTATATCCTGAAAAATATGTTTGTTTAAATGCTTTAGATGGTGATGTAGATATTTTACAATGGTATCCAAAATTTAAAGAATATATGAATAAATTTATTAAAGACAAAGAATCTAATAAAATTTTTGTTCATTGTCAATGGGGTATGAATCGTAGTGGATTTTTAACATTAGCATATGTATGTAAAGAATATAATTTAACAATGAAACAAGTTATGGTAAATACTTTATGTCAAAGACCATGTTTATATCAAAATAGACGTTTTCTAAAAGATGTTTCTTGTATGTTAAATAATGGATAACTCTGTATGGTCTTCAAGTGGTGCACAATCTATTATGGGGCCATCATATAGTTATGTAGATCATATACAAAGTCCATCAGCGCTTGGTGTTGGTTCAGATGGTTCAATGTCACAAATTGCTAGAAATACTGAAGGTATTATACAATATGTACAATATTTAATTAGTGGTCCAGCATTAGGTAATCGTTTTTTTATTAAAACTGGTGGAACATGTAAAGCACCTGATGGTTCTACACAAACAAGATCAAATTATGTTAATAATGTAACTGATGCTGCTGATATTTTACCTGAATCAATGCGTCGTGATTTAGGTGGTTTAGCATCAGATTTTAATGGTTTAATTCCTGGTATGATACAAGATATAGAAGGATTAAATCCTGTATCATTATTTAATTCATTATCTGTAGATTCTATACCAACATGTGAATGTTATTCATGTCCTGTATCATCAGGTGTAGGAACAGCATTTTTGAATACTACTTTATCACCCGATTATGATCCTGATTTATGCCAAAAAGTTGATCCATCAGCATGTAAAACGCAAGAAGGATTTGAAAATTCTGAAAGTTCAAAACCTTTAATAATTGCTTTAATACTTTTAGGAATTATACAACTCATTTAAAATTGAAAAAACATTAAAGAGTATAAACATGTCTGATTCATTTCGTTTGAAACGTTCACGTGAAATTAAACAGACAAATTTAGGAGGAACATTAGATTCTGTTCATCAAATTACATTACAATCATTAAAAGATTCTGAAACTGATCGTGAATTTTTATTACAAACTATAAAAGAACTTGAAGAATCTAATGAAATAGATGAAAAAAAATGTATAGAAAATTATACAAAATTACAATTATGTAAACAAAAATTAAAAGAATATGAATCTACAAAATCATATTTTACAAAAAATACAGATATATTTTTAAAATATTATGATGAAAAAGAAACAATTTCACAAATAACAACAAAACCACAAGATCATACATTTATGAAATATGTTATACAGAAATCAAATGGAACATCAAAAAAACAAATATTTGATGATTATTTATCAAGAATGAAATTATATACTGGATCAGAAAAAGTATCTTCAGATTCTGAACATTGTACAAATTGTAATATAGCAAGAGAAGAGAATTTATCTGAAGGTATATTAGTATGTCCTGAATGTGGATCAGAAGAATATTTAATGGTTGTATCAGATTTTACAGGATTTAAAGATCCACCAAAAGAAAGAAATAATTATGCATATAAAAAAATTAATCATTTAAATGAAATTTTAAATCAATTTCAAGCAAAAGAATCAACAATAATACCTGATGATTTAATGAATGAAGTTATAATAGAAATACGAAAACGTAGAATTAAAAATATAGCAGATTTATGTGAAAAAGATATTAGGGAAATTTTAAAGAAATTAAATCGTAGTAAATATTACGAACATGCCGCGCACATATTATCTAGACTCAATGGAAATCCACCACCAACAATCACCCCGGAGATTGAAGAGAAAATACGTACAATGTTTAATGAAATTCAAGCACCATTTCTTATGTATTGTCCTAATGATCGTACTAATTTCCTTAGTTATTCATACATTTTATATAAATTTTTCGAACTTTTAGAATTAGATGAATATAAAGTATATTTTCCTTTGTTGAAATCAAGAGATAGATTAATTTCACATGATCAAATTTGGGAAAAAATATGTGAATATTTAAGATGGGAATTTATTCGGTCAGTTTAAGTTTCATTAAATTATATATAGAAGAACCATAGTTTATTTTTTTAATAAATACAAATCCATTCTTTTCATAACATTTTATTGCTGGAATATTTGTATCTAAAACTTCTAATTCATATAATTTTATTTTATTTCGTGTATATTCAATCATAAAATTAGTTAATGCTTGACATATTCCTTTTCCTCTATATTTTTCAATTGTATGAACTAAATTAATATATATTTTTCTTTTATATATGTAGACTCTCATAGTTGCTACAATAGTATTTTTTTTATGACGAACAAAAAGATATACATTAGCATCTGGTCTATATGTTTTTGTTTCTTCAATTAAATCAGTAATTTTAAACTTTGAATCTGATTTATATGTTTTAATACTTGTTTCAAGATTTTTAATAAATTTAGGATTTGTTTTTTCTAAATCTAAAATTTCATGTACATTAAAAATTTTACATTCATATTTCGTATTATTAATAATAATTTCCATTATAATATTATTCATACTATTTAAAATAAATGAGTTCTATTTCAATAGATGATGTCAATAAATTATTAAATGCATATCCAATATCAAACTATTTAAAAGAAAAATACAAAACTTTTAGAATATCATCTTGCAAAAAAATATTTTAATTTTTTAAAACATCGTTCTTTACTTTCAGATAATGAAAGATATAAACTTAAATTTTTTTAAATTTTTTTATGTATTTTAGAATATTTTAAAATATTTTCATATTCTGTTGGAAGATCTATTTTACATGTTTCCGGATTATATTTTATAAAGCTATTCATACATTTAATATCAGGTTTTAAATCTAGACATTCAATTAGAAAACAATCTTCATAATGAAGTTGTTTATCTCCCCAATCTCCTTCTGTCCATCCAATTTCTGCATTTGTTTGAGTTATAAGTGGTCCAATAATTCTATCAACAACTGAAAATATAGTTGCTACTCCTATAAGTTTACGTCCGCCTTTAACATTTGTTAGAAACCAAAGTATATCACCTTTCTGATAGTTTGCAAGAAACATTTTCCCATTACTATTTTTAGAATTTACAGACCAAGATTTTGAATTAATTAAATTTGCCCCGATTCCACATCGAACAAACCAATGCATATAATAACTTTTTTTGAATTGAAAAAACTTATTGTTAATAAAATTCCATTTTTTTAAATTTTAATTATGTAGAACTTTTTTAACTGATTTAATAACATTATTAAGAAAATCTCCATTATCATCATATTCATATTTAGTACACCATAGTTTTTTAATATCAGCATAATCTGAATCTTTCAATGCAGGTTCTCTAAGTTTATCAAGAATATTTTTTAGAAATTCAATTTGTCTAAGAAAAGACAAAATTTTTGGATTATCCAAAGAAAATTCTTCGAAATTTTTAATATTTCTATGTGATTCATCAATTTCATAAGTTGTATAAAGATCATCAATCAAAGTTTCAGTTTGTTTTTTTGTTAGAAGTCTTGTTTTAAACAATACATATTCTCTCAATGTAAACGTATCAATAATTTTTACCAAATTCTTTTTAGTTTGTTGTTGTTTTACTTGAAGTTCTTTGAATTCACTTTTAAGATCTTCAAGTTCACTTTTCAAATAAATTAGTTCAGAATTAACATTATTGAAATTATCATTAATAGTTTTAGTAAAACGTCTACAGCAAAACATTCTTGATTTTTTTTAAAATAAATATTTCAATACACTAATGAATTCGTTTTTAAAATCTATAATCCATCTTTTAACATAATCAATAATAAATATTGTTCATTAGACATTTCTTATTTAAAAAAAACTTTTAGATATAAACTAAATTATTTGTTTTAAATCCACGTAAAATCTAAAATACCTAAAACAAATTTTAATTCTTTTGCTCTTTTATTTGTATTTATTGAAGTATCTAACTCTTCAAGTTGTGTATCATTAATTTCACGACATCTTATTACAAATTCTTGTGGAGTTGTTTTCCATTCAACTACATGTCGCTGTATTAGAGCTTCACGTAATCTATCAGATGATAAATATGGTTTATTTGTTTTTCCCGGTTTTATTAGAAGTTTTTTAGGATCTTTATTAAATTCACGACATATTAATTCTACATATTGATTTGCTATCATTACAGGATCTTCACGCCATAAAATAGATTTTGTTTGGTTTAATTTTTTAAAATATTCAATAATTTCATATTCATCATTAAATTGTTTTTCTATAATAAGAACTTCAAAATCTGGAACATCTAAAGCTTCAAAATATCTTTTTAATACAGTTATTCTATGTTGTCCATCTATAATATATTTACGTTGTTGACCATCTACATTAATAATAGCAAGTGTATAAGGTGATTTATCTAAATCTTTAACTGAATCCAACGAATTATTTATTCTCGAAATATGATTTTCATCACGAAGACGATTACCATTCCATATTTCTAATGCTAAAAGATATCTTGCCGGATATTTTTGTAAAATTGAACCATCATTAAAACTAAACATCTTTTTTTTAAAAAAAATAATTATATTTTTAAATACGTTTTCAAAAACGAATAAGAATTATTTTTTACAAAATAACTATATATAACTAAATGGTTAATTATAGTTGTTCAAATTGTCAAAAAATATTTACGCAAAAAGGACATTATGATAAACATTTACAACGTAAACGTCCATGTAAAAAAGATAATATAATTGAAAAATTAGTTGAAGAAAAAGTTAAGGAGGTATTAGAGAAAATAAATGTTAATAAATCACTAAAAATTGGAACATTATTTACTGGAATAGGTTCTTTTGAACATGCACTTCAAGTTCAAGGTAGAAAAAATGAAATTATGTTCGCATGCGATATTGATAAATATGTAAAAAAATCATACTTTGCTAATTATGAAATTAAAGAAGATAGATGGTATGATGATATTAATAAATTAGATGTAAAACATCTTTTATCAGAAAATATTGATTTTGTAGTTGGAGGTTCGCCATGTCAATCATTTTCAACTGTTGGAAAACAAAAAGGCCTTGAAGATTTTCGTGGAACTTTAATATTTCAATTTATAAGAATTATTACAGAATGCCAACCAAAATTCTTCATATTTGAAAATGTTAAAGGATTAAAAACACATAATAAAGGAAAAACATTTGAAATAGTTCTTGAAGAATTTAAAAAAACAGGTTATGAAATTATATATGATGTTCTTAATGCAAAAGATTATGGTGTACCACAAAGTCGTCAAAGAATGTTTATGATTGGTAAAAGATATGATTTTAAAACAAATATAATATTTCCTCCTCCAAAAATAGATCTTACTTCAACAATGAAAGATTATCTTGAAGATAATGTTGATTCCAAATATTCACTAAATTTTAAAGGGCAAGAATTTGTAACAAAAGAAAAGAACATTTTAAAAAAGTATACGCAAATTAATGGAGATATTGCATTGTGTCAAAAACGAAATCAGCAATATAATTGGTTTGGTGATTTTGTATTTGAACCAAAAAGTATTGATGAAAAATATATTTTATCTGAGAAGGTACAAGCCTATGTGTTATCTACAGGAACAAAGACATTTAAGACAAGTGTAGAAATAAATCTTGATATTGCGCGTCCAATTTTATCAACCGTTCATAAAATGCATCGTGCTGGAATTGATAATTATGTTTCAGTTAATAAAAATCGTATTCGAAAGTTAACTCCTAGAGAATGTCTTCGTTTAATGGGATTTAGAGATAATTTTAAAATAGTAGTTTCCGATACTAGAGCCTATCAGCAAGCTGGTAATAGTATAGTTGTAGATATATTCCTACACATTCTCTCTAATATTTCTATTTAATTCTTTCTTGAATTTATAATAATCACTTTCCCACATTGTTACAACTTTATAACCTAATTCTTCGAATGTTTTCTTTTTTAAGGCATCTTTCTTCCATTTTTCAGAGTAAGGTATTCCATGAATCATATCATCTTCTTTATAAATAGCTGGATTTCCATGCCAATAATCTCCCTGAAATTCATAAACAGTGTTTGTTTGTTCGCAATATCCATCAACAGGATAACGATATCCTTTTGATGTTTTTATTGAAAATTCTCCACCATTTAAAGCATTGCGAATAGTAATTCCTTCTGTTTTTTCTAGATATTTTAACCATTCAATACATGCTATTGAATAACCGATTGGAGTATCTGAAACAAAGTAAGATGATGGTTTTATAGTAACATCTATATTAGTTTCTTTTTCTTCAAATAGAATACAAGATTTATATGATAGAAGTGTTTCTCTGAATAATTTCCAAGATAGATCTTTCTTATCTTTACCACCAATATACATTCTACGTTTATCTTGGATACATCTTGGATATGCAATTAATGTGGATGAATATTTATCTTCAAACTTTTTAATATTATCTAAAATAATTTTAGAATGTTTTGAATTATTCACATTATTTAAATATTCTTGACTATATTTAACAATCAATGGTTTGCTTGTTAAAATAAATCTATCTTCAGGTTTACATCCGATATATAACTTTGCTTCGCCGTGTCCCACATGTTCTTTAAGAACACGCGAAACAAAGCAGTCTGGAATCATAGCCATAATTATACGCATTTAAATTTTTCTAAAAAAAATAATTATATTTTTAAATACGTTTTTAATTTTTTTATAATTTTATAAAAAAATAAAAAAAAGGAGTTTTTCCTTTTTTTTTAAACATGTGCTCCCACTTCTGGTTTAGGGACTCCTGTATGGCTATCATCACCCGTGTTCTTCCCTGTTGGAATCGTAGGTGCTTTTGCTCCATCCACCACTATTTGAGGTGGTGGGTATTCTTCCGGCTTCTTTTGGCAACAAGTGCAACAAGTGCAAGGCATTGAACGAATATGTATCCATCCAAGAATACACCCTACTGCCAAAGCGAATATGAACTGACACGCAATTATAGATGATGGTAACCCTGCAACCACCCAAAAGATGATGAAAGGTACTACACCTACAATAGAATCCCAAAAGACACCTATTAAGATGAATACAAGAATCCATAATGCGACTCCAAATGCACACATTATTTCTGCGCACACTCCTCTTCCACAATCTTCAAGTTTGACACCGAAAAGCCTCCTTTCATTAGACGCCATGGTTAGGGATATTTGAAAACTAATTTCTTATAAATTTAAATTCCGTTTTATTTATTTTAGCCTTATTCAAATAATGGATCCACTAAGTAATTTTATGACACCAGCTCCTCATCTTGAATTATCACAACCGCCACCAATTCCTCAAGGACCTAAAATAATAACTAATTATCCAACTGAAAACTTTTTAAAAGCGCAAAGTGAATTTAAACCAATTCTAAAACAATTTTCTGCCTCTTTTCATAATTTTTTTAATTCAGCAAAAAATACTCATGATAGAAAAATATTATTTCAAGATTATACTACTATTGCACAATGGTTAAATACATATGTTCCTACTAGCCAAGGTGGAAAAAAAAGAAAAACTAAAAAAAAGAGATTTTCTAATAGAAAATAGAAATTAATTTCATTATAATTAATATAGGTAAGAATTTCCACATTTTGTTAAAATTAGAAAAAAATAAAATTTTTAAATACGTTTTAATAGAAAGTAAACGGCTTATAAATTTTATAAATTGGATTATAAATTATTTGTTCACCTTTCCAATTTCTTGAATAACAACCTAATTCTTTACATGCATCTTTATAAGATAACATAAGAAATTCAGATAAACTTCTATTTGTTTTTTCAGCTAAAACTTCTAAAGCTTGTAAATGTGTTAATCTTTTTTTATGTCCTTTTGAATCATATTCAATTTCATAATCTAAATTTAAATTTTTAACAACAATTACAGCTTTTGGTGATGGCCATATACGATGATTATATAATTCTTTTGTTTCCATTTTTTTTTCTTTTAATAAATTTTTAAAAGAATAAAAAATATATTCGTTTTAAAAACAAAATGAATATATTTTTTATACCAACGTCAAATGTTTTAATTAATACATTTTTAAGAGGTTTATTAGTTATTTTATTATCTGTTTTTGTATTTAATACTACATGGTATAAAGGATATATTTTTGCAGTTATTCATGATGCAATTTCATTATATCTGATATCCAATTTGGTATAATACGTTTTGTAAATTTATTTATACCTCTTTCTAAAATTTTATTTTTTATATAAAAGTTTCTATAACCTTCAATTGAATTATTTAAAACTTTATATTCTTGAGGCATAGCTTGATAAGGTTCTGTAAAACCTAATTTAGGTAAACATGGTATATTTATTAAAAGCCATTCAATATGTCTTTGTGTTTTATGTATTTTTCCATATCTAAATGTATATTCTTTACATAATTCTTTACCTAATTCACATAACCATATATAATTATCTTCAGATGTTCTTGTCCATATAGAACATGGATGATTTATATGAGTTTTTTTATAAGCATCTGATGGTAAATTTGTATTTAAAATCCAATGAACTGAATATAATAATTGGGCAGTTTCCAATATCATCTTAACAACATGTTTATCAAGATGATATTGTGCGCATATTTCAGGATTATTATGAAGATAAAATATATTCATATCATTTAAATTAAAAATTAAAAAGATTTAAAATAAATCCATTTTATTTAATAAGTTTTAATCTTAATTGTTTTTTATTAAATTTATAAAGAGTTTCAATTGCTTTTAAATCACAACCAAATAATTTAGTTGACCATCTTTGTTTTCTATAATTTTCTGTTTCTTTTTTATGACAAGTTCTACATAAAACACGTAAATTGTTTTCTGTAGATCTTCCACCTTCACCCCAAGGTATTATATGATCTGTTTCGCAGTCATTAATTCCTAAATAATAATTTCTTTTACAATTTTTTAAAGCACATTTACTATTTTGTTTTTTTAGAATTCTATATCTATAAGATTTTGGTACGCTTCTTATATTTGGATTTAGTCTTATAAAGACCATGTTTTTTAATAAATTAAATATATTAAATTAAATTCGTTTTTTATCGTGGATCATGAATATCAGTTGCTAATTTACAATCACCACTTCCTACATGTACAAATCCTGGTGGACATGGATGTAATGTTTTTGAACTAGGCATAAAATGATCACGTTTTAAAAAAATGTATAAACCTACTAAAAATAAAACGATGGCGAGTACTTTTTCCATTTTATTATTTACGCATGGCTTTATGTAGCATAATATGAACAGCAGCAAATGCAAGAGCATGAACTGCAAGAGGAGGTAAAGGTCCTAAAGAAGGTAAACTAACGAGGACGCCAGGAGATAAAAGATAGAACGTCAAAGCTGTTAACAAATAATAAGACCACATTTTTTTTATTTAAACATGAAGAAAAAATTTAAAAACGAATTTAATTAATTTTATAAAAAGTTTTTAAAACTACAAAAATGCTTTCTTCTGTTGTTAACGCAAACTGTGATAGTATTTATATTCTTGGAAAACTAAATAAACAAATTAAAGAGTTGGCAAGAAAAGCGAAAGAAGTAAAACATTCTGAAGAATCAAGAAATGTATATTTGTTTACTTATGTATCAGGTATTCATAATGGTATTCAACAAGAAGAGTTGATGCCTTCAGGAAAAACTATTCGTGCATATCTCAAAGAAGATTTTAAAAATGATTTTCTACCTGATGATTTATATCTTGAATTTTATGTATGGAGTAAACGAATTGGAACATCACGAGAATTGTATGTAAAAATTATGTATATACCTGATAATTCTGATTAATTAGGTGAAGAAAAACCTGGTGGATTTTGTCTAGTTCCAGGAAGAGGAATACAAACTTCTTTTTCATCTTTATATCCTGGAGTATGTGATGGTGGACATCCTGCTGGACCATGATTACCAAAATAATCATATTGTTTTACAACTTTCATTAAATAATACATAGTTACAGAAAATAATAAGGCATGTACTACATTTATAGTTAATTTAGAACCTTTAGATGGTAAAGTTACAAGAACACCTGGAATAAATGCATAAAAAACTACAGCAGCTAAAAGAAGTTTCCACATTTTATTTATGTGTATTCATAAAAGTTTTACGAACCCAATTTCTATCAGTTTTAAATATACGTGATTTTCCTGGAGCAGATCTTTTATCATAAACAGCTACAGCATTTAATTGTCTAAATACTTTTAAAGCACCTTCAGCTTTAACAACTTTTTTTAAAGCTCTTCTTCTTAATGTTTTAGATTTTGTAGATGAATAACCACGAGATGTTAAATCACCTTTATGTAATTTTCCAATACCATTTTTTTTAGTTTTACGTCCTCCTATACCACAAGTAGATGGCATTTTATTATTTATGCCATAAAAGATGAATTGCAATAGCTAGAACACAAATATATGTAGCATCATTCCAATAATGTTGACGTGAAAGACCAAATACACGACCACCTATCATATCAGCATATCCACCTAATGAAGATAATACTATGGAGAATAAAAGAAGAATATGCGATACTTTCATTTTAGTTTAAAGTTTAGTAAAATTTTTCTAACTTGAACTTGATTTTGAACATTGTGAACAACTTGGTTCTTTACGAATTTGTGAAAATACAACTAGAAATATAATTACAAATAAAAATAATAAAGTCCATTCCCACATTTTGTATTATTACTAATAAGTTTTCATAATAGGAAATTTAAACATATTAAATGGGTATTCCTTTTTTTTATATGAGTTTAATTAGACAACATTCAGGTATTGTAAAACCTATAAAAAATATACAAACTGATATTTTATGTATAGATTTTAATTGTTTAATTCATAAATATTTAAAAGATTCAGAACCAATACAAAGTGTACTTGATGGTCTTGAATTAATTATGAAATTATGTAATTCAAAAAAAACAATTATATATTTAGATGGTTTAGTTCCATATTCAAAAATGATTCAACAAAGATATCGTAGATTTCGTATAAAAGAACCAGCTATATTTGATAGAAATCAAATTTCTCCTGATACACCTTATATGCGTGAACTTGAAAAAGCATTAGAAAAATATCCTATAGAAATTTCTGGAACTTTAAAAGCAGGTGAAGGTGAACAAAAATTATTTAAGAATTTAAAATCATTTAATGAAAAAAATATTGTTGTTTATGGTTTAGATGCTGATTTAATTTTGTTATCATTATATCATTCAAAAAAGTTTACAGAATTTTATTTATTAAGAGAATCTCAAGAATTAAATTGTGAAGGAGAATTTAGTTTATTAAATATTAAATTATTATGTAAGTTAATACCTATAGAAATTGAACAATTTTTATATTTGTGTATTTTATGTTTTGGTAATGATTTTATGCCGAATTTAGGTTTATTTTCATTAAGAGATGGTGGTTATCAACGTGCATTAGATATATATAATAAATCAGGTTCACCAAATTTAAAATTAGAAGAAGGAAGATATAAATTTTTACAAGAATCTGAAAAAATTGAATGGGAATTTTATCAAAAACGTAAGAATCCATTTGAACGTTATGTTATAGGAAAAGATAAACAAACATTTTCTAAAAAATATAATTTACATGTTTTAGATGGTTTGCAAAATATAGAAAAAGTAGTTGAATCATTTTGGAAAACATTTCATTGGACAATTGAATATTTTATTGAAAATAAATCAACAAATTGGAATTGGGCATATATGTATCCTGATGCTCCTTTAATTATGGATATTTTAGAATTTTATGAAACATCACATAAATCTGAAAAACATTCTATGACATTATCGAAACATTTAGCATTTATTTTACCTTCAAAATCTTTATTAAAAAGACATAAAAAGTTTGAAGATGAATGGTATTCTGAAACAAGACCTTTATGGATAAAAAAACATGAATGGGAATCTAAACCATTTTTAAGTTTACCATGGCATCCAACTGATTCATTAACATCAATTAAAACATTAAACGACCATTTCTAAATCCTACTTTAGTAGAATATTTATATGGATTAAACATTTGACTTTTAATATCTTCAATATTTTCTAAAACATTACCTTCATCTAAATTTATATCATAAGTATTTTCTCGTAAATTCCAATATTCATTATTAATTTTCTCCATTTCAATAATTTTTTGTTTTGCAAATAATCCTGATGATGATGTATCACTATTCCATATTCTTTTTAAATAATCTAAATATTTTTTTCTAAATGTTGAAGGATCTGTTTGTGTTGTTGCTTGTTTTAATGTTTGTAAAGCTTCATTAACAGATTTTATAATAGGTTTATCTAATTTTTTATTAACATTATTATGTAATCTAACAACAAATAAAAATAGATGATATCTTGAATTTAAGTATTCAGGATGTCTAGTTTTATATATTTGATATAGTTTATTAAAATGTGTTTTACAAATATGACAAGTAATACAATCTCCAAATAATTCAATAAATCTTGAACATATTTTTTTTTCATTATTATCCGGATTTTCAGGATAATTTATACTTATAGAATGTAAAGTCATCCAACCTAATGGACCCCATATAGATGTCATTATTTTTTAAGCAATAGAAACAAAACCGGCAGATATAGCGTTCTCTAATAACTTTTTAGAAATTTCAGGTGGAGTATTTGGATTTAATTTAATATCAGTTTGTTTTTCAAACATTTCTTCGATCTTATTTTTTTTAAGTTTAGAAATTTTATGTTTAATAGTTTTTCTATATTTTTTAATACCTTTTGATGTTGACATTCTTATTGTATGTTTTTTCATTTCAGGTTTTAATGGTGGATTTGTTGATGGATCTTTTACACCTTTAATTTTTGAAGTTTTTTTAAGTATACTTTTTGAAGGTGTTTTAGAATGATGTTTAGGTTCACCAATTTTTGTAATTTTAATTTTATCCATTCTTTTCTCTTTATTAAAAACGAATAGGAAACTATTTATGGATAAATGACATTAAGAAAAGTATGGACTGGGAAGCCGTTTCAAGTTATTTTAATAATGGTCCTCGTAAATTAGTTGAACATCAAATCGAATCATTTGAAGATTTTATTCGTAATAAAATACCTCTAATTATAACATCAACAAATCCTATTGTTGTATGGCATGAACAAGATCCTGAATCAAAAAAATATAAATATGAATTTAGACTATCATTTGAAAATGTTTCATATATGAAACCAAGAATTCAAGAAGCTACAGGACGTGTAAAACCAATGTTTCCTCAAGAAGCAAGAATACGTAATTTTACATATTCATCACAAATGTTTGTAGATGTTAGATTTATAGTAAGAACTTATTCAGGACATCAACTTAAAAATTTTGAAGAATCTACAAGAGTATTTGAAGGTATTTCATTGGGTAAAATTCCTGTTATGTTAGGATCATCTTTGTGTATTATGAAGGATTATCCTATGTCACCTGAAGAAATGGGTGAATGTTCAAATGATCCACTTGGATATTTTATTATACATGGATCAGAAAGAACTATTCTATCACAAGAAAAAGTATCAGATAATAGAATTATGGTATTTACAGGAAAGAAAACAGCAACAAAATATATTTATTCTGTAGAATTTAAATCTTTACATGAATCATTTACAATGCCACCTAAAAAACTAGAAATTAGATTATCAACAAAATTTAATGGGTATGGTTATCCTTTGCACGCATGTCTTCCAAGATTTCGTGAAGAAATACCTATTATTATATTGTTTCGTGTATTGGGTATGGAACATGATGAAGATATTGTAAAATTAATTTGGGGTAATCAAGAAGAACAATATGATACTATGTTAGCATCATTTTCCGAATGTTCTGAAATGAAAATTTATACAAGAGATGATGCTCTTGAATATTTATCTCATCATTTGCAATATGCAACACCTCAAGAAGATAAAAAAGAATATACAAAACAACTTTTAGAATCTGAATTACTACCACATGTAAAATTTTCAGGTGATAATTCATCTATAGAAATTCTTGAAGGTAGAAAAACTATTTTGATCAGTTCAATGATACGTAAATTGATTCTAACAGATCAAGGAAAAATTAGTTTAGATGATCGTGATTCTTATCCAAATAAACGTGTTGTTTCTACAGGTGCTCTTCTAACACATCTATTTCGTCAATTGTTTCAAAAAGTATGTAAAGATGTAAGAGGTAAATTTGTTCATGAAATTAATAATGATTCATGGAAAAAAGATAAACCAAGACCTTTAGAAGTTTTGAATTTGAATAATTTATATAAAATTTTAAAAGTTTCAACAATTGAAGGTAAATTAAAACAAGCTTTAGCTACAGGTAATTTTACTGTACAAGGTACAGGAACAGCATCAATAGCAACAAAAATGGGTGTATCACAAGTATTGAATAGAATATCTTATTTGGCTACAATAAGTCATTTAAGAAGAATACAAACACCTGTAGAAAAATCAGGAAAGCTTCTAGCTCCACGTAAATTACATGGAACATCATTTGGATTTGTATGTCCTGTTGAAACACCTGAAGGTCATTCAGTTGGTATTGTTAAATCTTTATCAATGTTAACATCAGTATCACAACATACACCTTCAATAGTAATTGAAAAACAATTGCGTAATAGAATTGAATGGATTGAAGAATCTAAATATTATACAGGTGTACCTGTATCATTGAATGGTGTTGTATTGGGATATACTAAAAATCCAAAAGAATTGTATGATTTTCTTAAAGAATGTAAACGAACATTTATTTTGCATCCACATTCAAGTATTGTATGGAATATATTAGATTCAGAACTTAGTATAGAAACTGATGGTGGAAGAATTGTAAGACCATTATTTCGTGTAAATAATGGTAGAATTATGGATCCTCCAAAAATTAAAAATGAATGGAATTCATGGGTATCAGCAAATATAGAATATGTTGATGCTTCAGAATCTGATACAATTAGAATTTCATTATTTCCAAATGAAATTACAAGAGAACATACACATTGTGAAATTCATCCAGCATTAATTCTAGGACATATGGCATCAACAATTCCAATGAGTGATCATAATCAATCACCAAGAAATACTTATCAATCTGCTATGGGAAAACAAGCTATGGGTTTATATGCGAGAAATTATGCAAAAAGATTAGATAAAAATGGTTATATTCTATGTAATCCTATGCGTCCATTTGTAGAAACAAGAATGATGGATGTATTGAAATGTGAAGAAATGCCATTTGGTTATAATTGTATTGTTGCTATTGGAATTTATAGTGGTTATAATCAAGAAGATTCTGTAATTTTAAATAAAGGAGCATTAGATAGAGGATTATTTAGATCATTGTATTATACAATTTATAAAGATGAAGAACATCGTAATATGGCATCAGGTAAAGAAGAAAAATTTACAAAACCTTATCGTGAAAATACAAAAGGTTTTAAAAGTTCATCATATGATAATATAGATGAAAATGGTTTACCAAAACTTCATTCAAAAATTAAAGAAAATAATATTTTGATTGGAAAAGTTACAAATTTGAAATCTGATGTACATGGTTATAAATATAGAGATTCATCAACAGTATATAAAGGATCAGAAGATGCACGTATAGATGGTGTATGGCAAGATAAAAATTCTGAAGGTTATCCATTTATTAAAGTTAGATGTGTATCTGAACGTGTACCTGAAATTGGTGATAAAGTTTCATCTCGTCATGGACAAAAAGGTACATGTGGAATTATTTTGAATGAAGAAGATATGCCGTTTACATCTAGTGGATTGAGACCTGATATTATAATGAATCCACATGCTGTACCATCTCGTATGACAATTGCACAATTAATGGAAACAATGTTTGGTAAAATTTGTTCAGAAACTGGTAATTTAGGTGATGGAACACCTTATTCACATTTGAAAATTGAAGATTTGCGTGAACATATGTTGAAACTTGGTATGCATTCATATGGTAATGAACTTTTATATAATGGACAAACTGGACAAATGATGGAAGCTGAAATATTTATGGGACCAACATTTTATCAAAGATTGAAACATATGGTTCGTGATAAAATTCATTCACGTAATAAAGGACCTATTGTATCATTAACTCGTCAACCATGTGAAGGAAGAGCTCGTGATGGTGGTTTGAGAGTAGGTGAAATGGAACGTGATTGTATGTTAAGTCATGGCACAGCAATGTTTACAAAAGAAAGATTGATGGATGTTTCCGATCCATTTACTACCGGATTTTGTAAAAATTGTGGTGTATTAGCTGTAGTTAATAGAGATGCTAGATTATATGAATGTGGAACATGTGGTGTAAGAACAGAATTTGAAATGAAAACTATACCATATGCAATGAAATTATGGACACAAGAATTAGAAGCTATGCACATAGTTCCTCGTCTAGTATTTGAGTAAATTTAAAAAAGATAATAATAAATGAACACTTTTGTAACTGCGGCTTGGGATATAAGACGAGGAGATTTAGATAATACCTCTAACAATTATGCGTGGAAGCGAGGATTCGATGTCTACCTAAAACAGCTTAATGAATTACTATCAACTGGATTAAAATTTGTAGTCTTTGGAGACTTGAATATAAAAGAAACGTGTGATAAGTATTCAAATTGTGTATTTGTGTATAGTCCACTTTCTGATTTTTCTACAAAAATGCCCTACCTTCAAACTATTGAAGATATTCGGACTTCACCCGAATGGTATGACCAACCTACAGCACATTGGTTAAAAAGTAGTCCCCAAGCAAAACTACAGCATTATATTCCAATACAGCTGAATAAGCTACATTGTATTCGTGAAGCATCAATTCTCAATCCCCATAAATCTTCTAAGTTTTTTTGGGTAGATTGTGGCATGACACGTGAACATGATATTAATGTATTAAAAACTTTTGAGTCAAGACTTGATAAGTATTCTAAATTCTTGGTAATGACTCAACGATATATTGATAATACTGAAATTCACGGATTTCTTAGAACGGGTATGAATAAATATTGCAATGTTTCATTCGTAGATCGAATTGTAAAAGGGCCATTTTTTGGAGGTTCAGTTGAACAATTAGATGAAATTTTTAAACTCTATGATGATATCATATATAAATCTTTAAGTGAAAAATTACTTGGACTTGATGAAACTATATTAACAATATGTTTATATCAGCGTCCTGATTTATTTCAGGAATGCTTTATGCAAACTCCCGGAAGAAATAATGTTCTTAACTTGTAATAACGCATCTAGTAAGTTTGAAATCTAGTTTTTGTGTTCTATTAATTTTTTCTAACATATTTATAGATTTCAAATATCTATACAAAATTTCTTCGGGATGTGGACTACGTAAATTTAAGCCTTCAAGAAAAAAATAATATATATTTGAAAAAATTTTTATATAGTTCTCTTGTGACATTAACATTATATTATCATCAAATAGTTTATTGTTACACCAGTGGTTACTCGCTACATATAGTTTATCAAAAGTAAAATCAAAATTATCAATTTTATTATGCAAATAGATATCGGTTCTTGATCTAATAATATAATCATAAAATATATTTTTTTTTATTGTATACTCTTCAAACTTTTTACACGCATATTGTAGGCAAAAATATTGAGAATATTGTGAATCAGGAAAATCTTCTATAGGATCTATAAACTCAAAATCTACAATATTAGAAATATTATTTATTAATTTATAATCATGAGTTTTCCAAACATATGCATATATATCAATATTTTCCATATTTAGATTTTCTTGAAATTTTTTGAAAGATTTATCGAAAAGTCTAGGTTGTCCATTAAATTAAGAGCAATCTTCATTTTATTTAATCCCAGAAACGTTTTATATGATGATTCCATCCAATGTGATCAACATGACCTACTGGATCATCTAAAATCATAGCGTAATAGCCTTGTTCTACATATTTTTTATTGATTGTATATTCCCCAATATATTCTTTACCATTTTTCTCCATCTTTTCACATGTTTTCGCATATGGATGAAACTTCAAACAATCTAACGTTTTGCGAAGACCAGGATTAAACGTTATACCTCCCCACGTATACTTAATACCTTTATCTATATATGAAAAATCTCGTTTCATTTCATAGTAACCTCTGCCAAGATTATCTTTTATAATAGGATGTCCCGATGTACTATTATGAGGGCGTAACCAAACTGTATAGATCTTTTCTTCAGGATTATCATTAAATACTTTTATAGATTTTTCAATAAAGTTTGGCTGTAAAAATTCCCAATCTTCTTCGCAGTGAAAGATATATTTTGTTTGTACATAAGAATACAGCTTATCAATGCTTTCAGTTTGTCCTAGATTTTGCTTATTATATAGATTAGTTATATTAAGTTGTTTATATTTCTCTACCACAGAATCATTACAACTTATAACTCCTGAATCATCTAGAAGTATAGTTTCATAAATAGGATACGTATTTTTTTGTAGAAAAGACTGAAGAGTTTTATCAAGTAGTCCAGGTCTATTGCAAGATGTAATTACTAAAGTTACTCCGTCTTTTAATTTTGGAGTATATTTAATCTGATTTAAAAGTTTTAAATCTTCTACATGGTTAGTATCATATCTATCAAAATATTCTTTATTACGTAATAATTTTTGATGATCAAACCAATTATCACAATCACCACGCGTTGCTTTCACATTCATAAAAAAATCAAGAGACTGAATCGAATAATGGTTGATAACAAGATCTACTGATTCATGATACTTTAAATGAAAAGTGCTACCTTTAACTTTATTTTTGTGAACATTAAATTCGAGCAACGACTCGCCTTTAAAAAGACACTTATATGAATAATATGTTTTTGACGTATCAAATACAGCTCGTTTAGTAAACCCAGAAACAACTGATGAAGGCTGTCGTATATGTCCATTACTCCCAAATTGTAACCAGTCTACTTGTAGTTGTGAATAAGAATCATACTTGGTTAGAATTGTACTTAAGTCTATATTTAAGGGACTATATAAGAACTCGTCTAAGTCTATAATTCCGAACCATTTCGAGCTACTTAAAATATGTCTAAAATATTTTTCATAAATTAATACTTGTCTTCCTACATTTTTTGTTACAATATCATTATGAAAAAGAGTTACCTTATCACTATAATTGTTTAATACATCCATAAAGTTATCTGAACTATCATCATTTACTAAATAAAAATGATCAACTCCTCTTACTATATAATGCTGTAACCATTCATCTAAAATATGAGATTCATTCTTAAACACTGCGCAAATGGAAATATTATACATTTATATAATACTAAAAAAGAAAAACCATCTATCTGGACATGAAACATTGTAAGATACTAACTTTAGAAATGAAGAATCTTTACACATTGAAGCTATAACATATTGATCATTAATAATACATTTTTTATTTTGAATATATTTATTAATATTTTCTTTATATGATTCTATATAGAAATCAATTTTTGATCTATGAAACAAAATATGAGAACCTGCTATAAATACATCTGGAAGTTCAAATAAATCTTTTGATGGTAAAGCATGTAATAATTGTACATATACTCCAGGATCAGAAAAAGTATTACGACGTGTAAAATTATTTAAGTTCCATTCTTCTGTTCGCACACAGCCGGCATCAACCCAAACAAACCATTCATCATCTGATAATTCAGATGCTCTGCGAACAAAATAAGATTTAGATGCCCATATAGCTCCTAATTGCCATGTCTGATATTGTTCAGGATTTGATTTCATTTGTTCTTTCCAAATCTCTTCAGGAAAATCTTGGAAGACAGGTAGATCATTGAAATTTTGTAATACAAATTGAACATTTGATCGTGCAAAATGTCTTAGACTCAAAAAATTTTCTTGATCTGTAAAAAAGATAATTTTCTGCCAAGTAAGTTTTTTAAAAAATCTTTGAATATGTCCATAATAGAATTCTTTTGATTTTTTACTTGGAATCGTATAATAACCACTGACGATTATCATTTAATTAACAAAAGGAAAAGAATTGATAAAATAATCCGGCTTTCCTACAATGTTACACATATCAATACTTAATGGAAGTGGTGTTTTATTAGGGATTTTTTCTGTAACAAAATCATTTCTAATGAATGTACATTCAAATACATTTGGAAGCTTAATACCATCATATACATGACTTTGACACCCATTATTTGCATGAACATGGACTAAAGTATGTGTTTTATTAATCATAGAAAACATACTGAACATAAATTTATGATCAATATCTTGGAGACCTTTAAAATATTTAGGATGTAATTTAATATCGCCGGGACTATGAATTTCAAGTACTAGTTGTTTAATTTTTGTCATATAGGTTTCTAATTCAGGAAATAATCTAAATTCATGACCTTCAATATCAATTTTCATAAAAATATCTTCAAAACTATCCATATACGATTTTAGATTTGTTGTTTCAGATGTTTCTTTTCCCAAATTTTTCTTTATAAATGTAATTCTACTATCATTTTCCGGAAGAGAATTAATTGTTCCATCAAAAGCATAGCATTTTAAATTAGGATGTTTTTTCAAAAAATGTTGTTCAAAACTGATATCATTAGATACACCTCCACTAATAAATAAATCATATTCGCCTGGCAAATTACATATGACATATCCTCCATCATTATTTTTTCCAATTCGTTCAATCGGATAACTTGGAGTAAATAATATCAAATGTTCCATTTTAATATTTAAATATTAAGTAATATTTAAACTGAAAAAACTAGAGTAATTCTTTAAACTTAAACAATAATGCATAATTAAATAAAATGCTATCTGCTAATTACGTTATAACTTATGTAATTTTTTATTTTATTTAATAAATAATGATTGAATTTTATCTACTTATTCATGCGAACCTTTTTTGTGCAGAATACCAAATTAAAACAATTCGTAAATTTTGCAAGGATCCATTTAAGATAATTATATTAGATTCAAATTGTGGAGAATATCCGGAATTAAGTAAACAATTAGCAAAATTGTGCATGATTGAAGATGTGCAATTAATAAGTATTCCAAATAGTCTATGTATGAAAGGTAAAAATGTATCAGTTATTCTCGGAACAAAATTGAATTATGTTTATAATAATATTGTTAAACAAAGGCAACCTAAATATTTTGCATTTTTAGATCAAGATATGTTCATGTTTAAAGACTTTTCAATAATCTCATTTCTTGATGAGTATGGTATGTGGGGTGATTTATGTGAACCTGACACTCATAAATCTCCTAGTTTATTAAAAGATGACATTGTTGAAGGACCCTGGTTCTTACATCCATGGCTATCTTTCTATAAATTTGATTTTGTAAAAGATCATCATATGGATTGGTCGGCAATTGATCATTTTGATACCGGTGGACAAAATTGGTACACATTCATCTCAAAACTTAATATTAAAAAACAAGATTACTGGTTTCGCGATGGTATTAATATGATGTTTCCGTGGAAAGAAATATCAAATGTCGGACCCCACCCATATCAAGATCATTATTTTAAATATCAAGGTAAACCATGTTATGGACAAATTCAAATTAATAACCAATTTATTCATATGTTGAATAGTCCTTCAGATTTATTACATCCTAAAGTTTGTTTTATGAAAGGATTTTTAGAATCAAAACTAACATAATAAATAATGTTCGAATTTATAGAGCATGTAGTCTATATTAATTTAGAACATCGCAAAGATCGTAGAGAAAATATTGAGAAAGAACTTTCTATTTTTTCTTCAGAAAAAGTACAGCGATTTGATGCTATTAATGAACCTAAAAGAGGTCATCTTGGTTGTTCAAAATCACATATTGAAGTTTTGAAACTTGCTATTAAATTTGGTTGGAAAAATTATTTGGTTGTTGAAGATGATGCTGTTTTTAATTTAGATAGTTATTCATTACTTGAAGAATTAATTTCTAAACCTTACGATGTAATTCTTTTGGGAGGAACATTATTATCATTTGATAAGACTTATCGATGTTATAATTCTTGTTGTACAACTTCATATCTAGTTTCTCAATCTTATTATCAAACTCTCTTAACAAATTTTGAAGAAGGTGCAAAAAAGTTAGATGAAGAGTATGATAAATCTCATAATTATGCAATTGATCAATATTGGCAGTCATTACAACGTTTGGATAATTGGTATGTAGTCTATCCCACTCTAGTTTCACAATTATCGGATTATTCGGATATAGAAGGTAAAGTTATAAATAAAGATGATTTTAGTAAGTGTGAAATTTTAAATATGAATCCTAAATGGATAACTGTACACTTACAAGGTGGACTTGGAAATCAATTATTTCAATTAGGATTTCTTTTATATTTGAGACAAGAAACTGGAAATCTTATTTTTATAGATTCTTTACAAAGTCCTACACCTCATTCAAAAGAAAATTATTTTGATACTATATTTTCAAAATGGAAGCCATATTATAATAATAAACCAACTATTATATTGCGTGAAAATCCTAAATTAGCATATGAAAATTGGAAATCAAACATTGATAAAATAGATGGAAATTTAAAGATGTATGGTTATTTTCAACGTTTTGAATATTATTTAAATAAAAATTATTATAATATGATTGAATCATTAACTTTTGATGAATCTATACTACAAAAATATCCAGATATTTCATCAAAATTTTTCATTCATGTAAGAGGAGGAGATTATATAGGAAACTCACTTCATTTTATTGATATGAAAGAGTATTATAAAGAATGTATGGATAAACATCCTGGAGAAACATATGTTATTTTTACGAATGATATTCAATATGCTCAAAGTTTATTTCCAGAAATTCAAATTATTCAAGAATCTGAAGTTGATACTTTATTATTAATGTCTAAAGCAAAAGGATGTATTTGTGCAAATTCTTCTTTTTCATGGTGGGGTGCTTTTTTGAATAATGATCGTCCAATTTATTTCCCACCAAAATGGTTTAATGATCCTTCTATGGATACTACAGGATTATATTTTAACAATCCTCCAAAAAAAGTAATAAAACCATATACCTTAAGTTTTCTAAGAAGAAAATAATGATTGAACAAGTTGTATATATTAATTTAGACCATCGAACTGATCGACGTGAACAAATTGAGAAAGAATTACATAAAATTCCATGTAAGAATATTATGAGATTTTCTGCAATTCGTCATACAGAAGGTGCTATAGGATGTACAAAAAGTCATATTGCTATTTTAAAAATGGCAATTTCTTCAGGATGGAAAAATGTTTTAATTTTAGAAGATGATATGGTATTCAAAGAAGAAAAATGGGATCTCTTATATGAGAAAATGACTTCTTATGATTCTATAGTTTTAGGAGGAATGTTATGTAAATATGATAAGGATTCTTTAAAATTAACTAAATGTTATGGAACTGGAGCATATTTAGTAAATTCATCATATTATACAAGACTTCTTCAGAATTTTGAAGAAGGATTAAGACTTTATATTAAAAATGTTGATCCTAGACCATTTCCATTTCGTACACGATATCCTAAAACAACTTATGCTATAGATACATGGTGGAATAATGTTCAACAAAGAGATAACTGGTTTCTTATACAAATGATGTATTCACCCCCATCATATTCAGATGTTACTCAAGATACACCGAATTACATAGATCGTTTTATAGTATAATAAATGTTTGAATTTATTGAAAAAGTTGTATATATTAATTTGGAACATAGAACGGATAGAAGACAAGAAATTGAATCTGAACTTTCAATATTTCCTTCTGAAAAAATTCAAAGATTTAATGCTATTAAAGAAAATTTTGGTGCATTAGGATGTACAAAATCTCATATTGCAGTTTTAGAAATGGCTATTTTAGAAGGATGGTCTAATTATCTTGTTATTGAAGATGATGGAATGTGGTCAAATTTTGATAAAAGTTATCCAATTCTTGAAAGTTTATCTAAGAATCCTTATGATGTTATTGTTTTAGGAGCAGTTGTTCCTGTATATGATAAACTTACATATAAATTACAAAAATCACAAACTACAACTTCATTTCTAGTTAATAAACATTATTATAAAACTCTTCTTCAAAATTTTAAAGATGGAGCACATGGATTAACTTTAACTAAATTACCACCTATGTATGCTCTAGATATGTATTGGCAAAGAATACAAGCTCGTGATAATTGGTATTTAGTAGCTCCTTCTTTAGTAGTTCAACGCCCTTCATATTCTGATATTGAAAAAAAACATGTTGATTATGTAAAACAATTCATTTAAATGATAATATTTTAAGAAATATAAAATGCTACCAATATTTATAATTTCATTTAATAACTTAACTTATGTAAAGTCTATGGTTGAACAATTAAAGAAGTATACTACATCTATTTTTATTGTAGATAATTGTAGCACATATCCTCCTTTACTTAAATTTTTAGATTCTACAGATGTAAAAGTTATTAGAATGCCACAAAATTATGGTCATACAGTTGTATATCGTAATGAAATACGTAAAATAGGAGGAGATAAATATTTCATTACAGATCCTGATTTACTTTTAAATCCAAATTTACCACAAGATTTTATGGAAACACTTAATAAAATATCTGAAAAATATCAAGCGTACAAAGTTGGATTTGCTTTAGATATTACAAAAGATATTCGTGATGATGTATTATTATACGGATATTATACAATAAAACAATGGGAATCTCAAATGTGGAGATATCCTATAAATGATTCAGAATTTCCAAATTTATGGAAAACAGGAATTGATACAACTTTTTGTTTAGTAAATCATAAATATCCTAAAGATGTATATATTCGTGTTGCTGGAAATTTTACTGCTGTTCATAGACCATGGTTAACATATTGGAAATCTGAATTTCAACCTGGTGAATTAGAATTTTATAAAACTCATACAAAATGTTCATCATGGATTTAAATAATAAACAATTAATTTAAAAAATGCCTGTATATCCAATAGGATTTTCTATACCAGAATCTAAAATTATTTCTGAAATTCATCCTAAAACTAAACGGATTTCAGATTTGATTCCTGGAGTATTATCTACATATATTTATCAAACTGAATCTGATTATTATAATGAATATAAAACTTCTGTATTTGCTAAAACAACTAAAAAAGCAGGATGGGATTGTATGAGACATTATGAAATTTTATCACAAGGATGTATTCCTTATTTTCCAGATCTTGAAAATTGTCCTACAAATACAATGACATTTTTTCCTAAAGATTTAGTTTTAAAAGCAAATAAATTTTATGAATCAGGATTAGATCCAGGAAATTTAGCTTTTGAACTTTTAGAATATACAAAAGCTAATTTAACTACTAAAAAAATGGCTCAATATATTTTAGATAAATCAGGAAATTTTGAAGCTAAAAAAATCTTATTTCTTTCAGGTAATATAGGACCTGATTATTTACGTTGTTTAACTTTACAAGGATTTAAAGATTTAATTGGATCTGAATGTCATGATTATCCTAAAATTCCACATATTTATAAAGATGATGGTCCTTATACAAAATATTATGGTAAAGGAATTACATATACAGGAAATATTCCTCAAGAATTACATGATAAAACAAAAAATGCTAGTATAACTACAGATATTATTAATCAAAAATATGATTTAATTATTTATGGTTCTTATCATCGTGGTTTACCTGGATTTGATTTAGTTAATAAATATTATTCTCCGAATAAAATAGTTCTTTTATGTGGAGAAGATTTACATTCATGTAATTATGAACAATTTTCATCAAAGGGATATCACATATTTGTTAGAGAACTCTAGTCAAAATAGTTAATCCATTATTATTTGTATATCGTTTCTCAAGTTTCCATTCAGGATGTTCTTGTAAAAATTCTTCAATTGCTGGCCAAAGACCTTTTGTAATTTCATGAACTGGAATTCCAGTTTCTTTAGATTGACGATTTGCATCCCATCCTACTCTTAATGTTTCACCATAAATTTCATCAATTGTTGTATCATGCATAATAATATATTTACGAACACTTGAATGCCAATAAGCTAATTCACGTTTCAGATGTCCGTAAACATGCCATGTATCAATAAAAAGAAGATCTGTTTCAACTAAAGGACATTCAAGATCACTTTGATTAACAAATGTAGCATTCACACCTTCTTGATGACACATTTTTAGAAAAATATCAATTTGATTTGATTTGTAAGGATCTACCATTGTATATGTATTTGGACGTCCTTTAAGACCAACAGCAAATGCAAATGAACTTACAATATTACGAACACCACATTCAACTACAGAATTACATTTCAAAGTATATTCTTTTAAAGTAGGAAGATGTTCATTAATATCAGAAGGAAATGTAACTTTTTGTTTATAATATTCTTCCATTTTTATTAATAGTTTGTAACTATTTAAACTATATGATTCTCTTTGTAAAAAGAAAAAGGAATGATTCCTGAACTTTTAGAATTTATGGGTGTTTTATTAATATGTGCATCTGCTTTATTAACAAATAATAATCCTTATTTTATCGGGTTAGCTTATACATCTGCTATGTTAATTTCAAAAGAATCTATAACACATTTTAATCCTTTATTTATTCTTTTAAATTTTTCATTAGGTAGAATAACATTATATGAATCTTTAAAACTTTTAGTTATTCAAACTTTAGCAGTTATATGTTTTTTAATCGCATTTAAATTTTAACAGAAGAAACATTACTTTAATAAAAATGCTACATATACAAACTTCAAATGTATTTTTGCAAAAACTTATTAGAAATGAAATTGAAAATAGAAGAATGACAGATTCAGGATTTGATATACCAATGTTAAAACAAACATTGTATGCTACAAATAATCAAGTTACTTTAGATTTTGATATTAAAATTGCTTGTACAGATAAAAGTGGTAATCCTGAACCTGTTTTACTAATACCAAGATCATCAATTTCTTCAACATCTATGAGATTGTCAAATTCTATTGGTTTGATTGATATGGGATATAGAGGAACAGTAAAAGCAAAAGTTGATTTAATTAATAAATCAAATGAAATTAATATTGAAGAAAAAAGATATTTTCAATTATGTAGACAAAATTGGATGCCATGGGAATCTGTTAAATTAGTTAATGATTTGCCTTTACCACCTGATTCACGTGGTGAAGGTGGTTTTGGATCAACAGGCTAATTTAGAAGTTTTCGTCGTCGATTTTTTTTCTCACTTAAGAGTATAAACAAAAATGGCTGGTGGTCTTTTACAACTTGTAGCTTATGGTGCTCAAGATATTTATATTTCAGGTAATCCTCAAATTACCTTTTGGAAAATTTTATATAAACGCCACACCAATTTTGCAATGGAATCTATTGAAGTAACTTTTAATGGACAAGCTGATTTCAATAAACGTGTAACTGCTGTAATTAATCGTAATGCTGATTTAATGTTCAGAACTTATGTACAAGTAGTTTTACCTGAAGTTGATTTAACAAAAGAAACTTTATACAATTCATTCAGATGGGTAAATTATATTGGCCATCGTTTAATTCAACAAGTTGAATTAGAAATTGGTGGTCAACGCATTGATCGTCAATATGGTGATTGGATGCAAATTTGGACTCAATTATCTACTGAAGCTGGACAAGTTCCTGCTCTTGATAGTTTAGTTGGTAATACTCACGATCTTGTATTACTTAAAACTCGTCTTGGCCAAGCTTTAGGTGATACTTGCGCTCCTGATGAATTAACTATGTCTTGTCTTGGTCGCGCAGGTACTCCTGCTAAAACTTTGTATATTCCTTTACAATTTTGGTTTTGCCGAAATCCTGGATTGGCAATTCCTTTAATTGCTTTACAATATCACGAAGTTCGTCTAAATGTAACTTTTGATACTTGGGAAAATTGTACATTTGCTTTGAATCTTGGAGGTTCAGCTCAAAGACCTACTGCTAAATCTTTAGCCGCATGTTCTTTATATGTTGATTATGTATATTTAGATACTGAAGAAAGACGCCGATTTGCTCAACAATCTCATGAATATTTAATTGAACAAGTACAATATACTGGTGCTGAATCTATTACTTCTTCTTCTAACAAAATTCAATTAAATTTTAACCACCCTGTAAAAGAACTTTTATGGGTAGTACAACGCGATTCTTTTGTAGATTGCTCTAATCCTCAATGGCTAGCTGTTGCAGGTGGACAACAACCTTTCAATTATTCTGATGACTTTTCTACGGAAGGTACTATTATGTCTCTACTTTCTAGAGCAGGTACAAGTACTAATACCGGTACTGGAGGAATTTCTTCAGCCACTGGTAGTCTTGGTAAAATGTCTCTTGGCCCAAATAATATCACCGGATATGATGGCGATGAAGGAAGAGCAACCGGTGATGAAGCAACTGTATTTGATACTGGTGTAAATTATTTACTTGCTAAAGTAATTTTAGCATCTGGTGTAAGATGTGAAGGTAAAAACCCTGTTGAAGTTGCTAAATTACAATTAAATGGACAAGATCGTTTCACTGAACGTGAAGGTTCTTATTTTGATAAAGTACAACCTTATCAACACCACACTCGTACCCCTTCTACTGGTATTAACGTTTATTCCTTCTCTTTAAGACCTGAAGAACACCAACCTTCTGGAACTTGTAACTTTTCTCGTATTGATAAAGCTACTTTACAACTCACAGTTTCAGTAAATACCGTTACGGGTGGTAATACTGCACAAGTACGTGTATATGCTCTAAACTACAACGTTCTTCGTGTAATGTCCGGCATGGGCGGACTTGCTTATTCGAACTAACAACTTGGTGGTATATTATATGGTACTAAATGTTATACAAAAAAAATTAAACAAATACTAATTAATAAAGGGGAAACCCACTTCTTAAAGTAAAAACTTATTCTAAGAAGTTATATAAAATGGTTTGGTGGGCATTAATTTTAGCAGGATTAAGTGTTATTTTTTATGCTGTATATTATACTGAAAAATTAAGACAAGATTATCATGAAAGTTTACCTATGGCTATGATGATAGGTGGTGGATTATCAATTATATTTGGACTTTTATTTTATACAGCATATTCAAAAGGAAATTTTGGATTATATTTTCTTGGAAGTTTTCTTCGTGGAATTACAAGATTATTTATTTAGGTTGATCTGACATTTTTTACTTTATTAATTTTATATTATGTAAATTACCAAGCCATTAAAATATCATCTAGACGACATTCACCTTTTTCTTCTTGTGATTTTACAAATTCATTAGCATGTTTTAGATCTTCTTCTTCAATATTAATTTCATCATCACCTTCAGGTAATTTAGATTCATCAATAAGAATATCAACAAATCCTGTACCACATGGTGGTATTTGTCCAAACATAATATTTGCTGATACACCTCTCATAGTATCAAATTCTCCTGATACAGCAGCATCAAATAAAATTTTAGATGTTTGTTCAAATGATGATTTTGCAAGAACACCATTATCTAATTTTGACATACCAAATCTATTAATTTCAACAAAATGTCCATGATATGTCATAGCATCAACAAGTAGACATAAATGATGATAATTAATATATTCTGATACGAAAACTTTCATTAATTCTTCATATAAAGTCATACGAGCAGTTTCAATACCAAATATATTAAGAATTTCATGTATATCATCAGAGAATGAACGTGTACAATCTACATTTTCTTTTGTAAATAATTCAAGTAAATTTGAACCTTCAGAATCTAATACATGTTGTTTCATTGGACGATAACCACCAATTTTTTCATCATATACAAGTTCATCATTAATTTCACGTGGAAATACTCTACCAATACCATCTACACCTGTAAGGATTGTATCAAGTAATTTATCTTCAATAAAACGAAGAGATAAAGCATTACGTGCAACATCAATACCAAATGTTATTCTTAATACAAGTTTTTCAGAATTAATATCTGAATGTATACATTCAAATACTTTAAGAACTTTATTATTTTCAATTTTAGATTGAATTAATGTCATATCAATAACACGTCTTTCAGCAATTTTTTGTTCATCTAATTCTAATCTCATAATCCATGGTGATGCACAACCTTTTGTCAATGAAAATTTTTCAAAATCTTTTAAAATTTCACGATCTTCTTGAACTAATGTATCTGAACTTAATGGATTTGGATCATAATAAATTCTTACAGATTTTGTAATATCTCTCAAAGTTGTTTTTTGTATAACTTTCATCATATTTAAAGCATTTGCTTGTGATAAAGAAAGTTCAGGATTTAGATAAATTACATTTGAAGGATTTTTAGGATTTTCGGATACATCTAAAAGTTCTCTAATACGTGGAACACCTTGAGTAGCATTAGCTTTTGTTGTACCAGCTGTATGGAAAGTATTTAGAGTTAGTTGTGTTGTAGGTTCACCAATAGATTGAGCTGCAAGAGGACCAACCATTTCACCAGGATGAACTAAAGATTTCATATAACGAAATTTAATTTCTGAAATTAATTCATCAAATAATTCTTTAGAAAATCTATTAATAATAATAGATTTTTTTGGAGCAAGATTAAATCTTAGTAAAATATGAAATAGTTTATTTGATTGTATATAAGCAGTTTTAGTAAGTTTTTCTAATTCAGAAACAACATAATCAGGTGTCAAATCAGTTTTAACAGAATAAGGATTTTTATATTTTGCAATTAATCTATTAAAATGTACTGGAGCTCTAATTTCTGTTTTATTTTGAAATCTAAATATATTATTAATTAAAATTTTTCTATCTTCAATAATTTGTTCAATAAGATCAGGTGGATTTTCAGAAACTTCTTTACAAACAGATTTAAAATCTTCTTTTGTACAACCAAAATTTGAATAAAGTTGTTCAAGTGTAAGAATTGCTAAATCACATTCTTGAATTTCTACACATGTTGAATCAATACCATCTTCTGAATATAAGAATTGTACAATACAACCATTAATATCACGAACAGTATAATCTTGATCAACATGAATATCTTCCATTAATTTAACAAGTTTACGTTGAATATATCCAGTATCTGAAGTTTTTACAGCTGTATCAATCAAACCTTCACGACCACCCATAGCATGAAAGAAGAATTCTGTTGGACGAATACCTGAAATAAATGAATTTTCAACAAATCCTCTTGATTCAGGGCCATCATCAAATTTAGTAAAATGTGGTAAAGTTCTATTATCCATTGTATATTTAATACGTTTACCATCAACTAGTTGTTGTCCAAGTAATGCCATCATTTGTGTAATGTTTAATGCAGAACCTTTTGATCCTGCGTAATTATCTGTCATTTGAAGCATACGATTTGATGAAGGTAAACTTGATACAGCTTTATTACCAATAGTTGAATTAATTTCATTAAGAGCTTTTGTAATTTGTAATTCTAATTGTTCACCATTAGATCTACCTTCATTATTAATAAATCTTCCTGAATGCATATCAGATAAAATTTTTGAAACTTCAGATCTACCTTTTTGCAATGCTAATTCAATTTCTTCTGTTGTTTTAATATTTGCTATCAAATCTGATGGACCAGTAGAAAATCCTGAAAACATATTAAATTTAGTTACAATATTTTGAACTGAATTAATGAAATCACCAGTTCTTTCATGCCCAAAATCATTGAAAATTGTATGAATAATACCTTTTGATGCTTTACCTAATGAACCTTTATCTAATCTACCTGAAGTGAAATGACCATCTTTAATTTCAACTGAACCACTTTTAAAATTCATTAAAGGAAATGCATTTGAAATAACATCTTTACCTGAAATTGGTTTATCAATACGTTTAAAAGATGAAAGAGGGCGTTTCATACGAGCTAACATATTCATTGCAATATGTTCAGGAATACTAACAGAATTATCACTAATTCTATAAACTCCAGTTAAAGTATCTTGGAAAACTTGAATAATTGGTGCTGAAGTTCTTGGTGAAATAATTTGTCTAAGTAATGAAGCAAGCATTTTTAGTTCAGTTGCTGCTGTAACACTTTGAGGTACATGCATATTCATTTCATCTCCATCAAAATCTGCATTATAAGGTTTAGTTGCTGAAACATTTAGACGAAATGTAGAATATGGCAAAATACGAATACGATGACACATCATAGACATTTTATGTAGTGAAGGTTGACGATTAAATAATACAACATCATTATCTACAAGATGTCTATGAACAATATCACCTTCTTTTAGATCAACATTTTCACGATTAATAAATCCTAGATGCATTCTACGACCATCAGCTTTAAATTCAATAGTTTTAGCACCTGGATATTTTTGTGGACCATTTCTAACATACATAAGTAATCTATCACGATTATAAGGAGTAACAATTTCAGGAAAAGTTAAATTACTTGCAATTTCTTCAGGAACACCTAATTGATCAACTTCAATATTTGGATCAGGTGTAATAACTGATCTAGCAGAGAAATCTACACGTTTACCCATCAAATTTCCACGAACGCGTCCATCTTTTGCTCCAAAACGTGCTTTAAGAGTTTTTAGAGGACGACCTGATCTTTGGGCGGCTGGAGGCATACCTTTAATATCATTATCAACATATGTAGCAACATGAATTTGTAAAAGATCTGTAAATTTATTAATAATATCAGCAGATTCACCTTTATCAATTTTATCACGAACAGAATTATTTTGACGAATAATATCAATTAGTTTATGTGTTAAATCATCTTCAGATCTTTGATTATCTTCCATAATAACAGAAGGACGAACAGTCAAAGGTGGAACAGCTAAAACTGTACACAACATCCATTCAGGTCTAGAAAATTTAGGATTAAATCCAATAAGATCAATATGTTTATCTGTAATTCTTTGAAAACATCTTAATACTAATTCAGGTTGAAGACGAAATGGTTCAGAATTTTCTTTATATGTCATAGCTTGAAGAGCAGTAACATTTCCATCAGCTCTAGTTACTTTTTTAATTAATTGTGATCCACAATGACCACATGATGATGATTCTTTCAAATCTGATTCTTTATAAGTAGTAGTAGATTCACGAACTGCATTAAATCTTTGTGTTCCTTTATAATCTTGAGAAATATGTTCTAGATAATCATCAGGTAAATAAGGATTACTACATGAAATACAAACTATAGCAAGAACTTTTTGAATAACTTCAATAAATTGATAAAGATATACAGGGCGAGCTAAACGAATATGTCCAAAATGTCCAGGACATAAAAGATGACTTTGTTTACATGTAGGACATGATTTACCTTGTTCTGTAACACCAAATCTTGGATCAAATACACCATTAATAACTGGAATATCACCTTGATAAGTTTTATCTGTTTTAACTTCAACTACACTTCTTGAAATAATATCATCAGGATTAGCAATACCAAATTGAACTCCAATAATTGTATCCCCCATTCTTATTATAATAATCTTAATCTTTAGATGGATTCGTTTTCGACTTATATTTTTTACAAAATTCATGTGTTTTTTCCCAAAATCCATCATAATCTAAAATATCATTAATAATTTCAGATGGATACTCTGATAAACTTTGAATAAATAATTCATAATCTGTCCCATATTTTTCTTTAAATTTTTTCATATCTTTAATTTTTGTTACACAAATATATCTGAAAATATGATTACATATTTTTTTAATATGTTTAGAATTATGAGGTTCACAATCTGACATTTCTATTACAGCATCACACCATTCTTTCATTTATTTATCTACATTGATTTAAGAGCCAAGAAGTTGAACCTTTATTATGATATGATGTACCAGGATATTCTATATATTTATCACGAGATAATGTTAAAATATAAGATCCTAGATAATTTCCAGGTTGTGTTATGCCAACACATAGTGAATTTAATAAACATCTTTGTTGAGCTTCATCAAGAGATCCAAAACTCATAGTAGGTTGAATCCAATCACCAATAAAAAAATCTTGTAAAGGCGGATCAAATTGACATGAAGGGCGTATAATTTGTTGACTTCCAATATCAGATAAATATGTATCTAATTTAAATTGTAATTGTTGAATTATTAAATTAATATCAAATGGAATATATGCCATAGCAACTAATCCAAAAAAAGTAGCTTCAATTGTAATAATAATTAATGCCATAACACCATTAAATTTGTATAAAGGAATCAAATCAATTGAAAACCAACTTGAAAGAGTATAAATTCCTATAGCACAACAAATTATGATTAAAAAATAAGTTACAATAAATAAAATAATTAATAATAAATTTTCATCCACATTTTTCTGAACATTTTGTTGAATAACATTTTTAGCTACATTATTATCTACTGGAGGGGTATTTTCTATTTTCCATAATATATCTGCCATTTCAGGATAAGTTATAATATTAGCTGCTACAAGTGCTTTTAAAAATGTATTTAATTCAGAAGACGACCTAACTGCCATATGACTAAATCTACATACAAATCCTTTAATTTGAGAATTAACTAGAGGTCGAGCAAATCCTATAATAAATGGCATCCAAAATGTCCATAAAATAATTGTAGCTCCTAAACCATTAATTAATGCTTTCGCATAAATAGGATCTTGTGGAACTATAATAGGTATATCTTCCATTATAATTATAAAGATGTTTTGGGTAGAAGTTTTAGTTCATACTGCTTTCTTTCTATTTTTTCTACCTATATTTTATTTTGAATATGTAGCACCATTACAATCTTATTCTGTAATTTCAGATTTATTTGATATTGTACAACCTGAACTTTTAGATGTAGCTTTATTAAATTCTATAAATTCTACAAGAAATATAACAACAGCTGTAAATACAGCATTTGATATTATAAAATCAGATGATGATGTTTTATTATTTTTCAATAATACGCTTGAATTAAATAGACAAATAAAATTAAATACATATATTACATGTGAATTTTTAGGATTTTTTTGTTTATCTATTGGTATAATTATAACTTTTTATTATGGAAAAAGTATTACTGATCTTTTATTAACAAATTTAATTGTTCTTATATTTATTATTATTTCTGAATTCTTTATTGTTGGTGCTTTTTTTAAGAATTTTCGTGAACTTGATGCTGATTTTATGAAAGCTGTAATAGCAAAAGCTTGGTCAAATAAAGGAAAAATTTATCCACGTGGTGTAAGTCAATGTGATTATACCAGTGATTTTTTCATAGGAATTCTTCCAACATGGATGTCAAAATTAATTTATGGATATAAATAAGATGAGATTAAAAACTTTACGGAAATCTCTTAAGCCTGCAAAGAAGTATGATGCTGTATTTGTGAAAGATGATGGTAAGGAAAAAGTAATCTCATTTGGTGCCGCTGGTATGTCTGATTATACCAAACATAAGGATGAGAAACGACGTTCTCTCTATCTGAAACGTCATTCCGGAATGGGTGAGAAATGGTCACAACCGGATACAGCCGGTGCTTTATCCCGATGGATTTTATGGGGAGATTCTACCTCTTTGCGCAAAAATTTAAAAACATTTAAACAGAAATTTAATGTTTGATAAGAAAACGGATTCTTTTTTATTAGAATTATGTAGAGTGTTTGCAAAGAAAATGGTTCTTGCATGGTCAGCCAACAGCCCGAAATCGGCGGAGAGGTACGAAGAGATCAAGCTGTCTTCTTGCGGTAAATGCCGGAGGCTGAGGAATTGTGTAAAGTATCCTGAGTACGTACACTATGGACAGATGTGTCTGCAGTGCAGGTGGGACTTGTCGAAAAAGCAACGTCCACGAACTGCGTCTGGCTCTTTGAAGATAACAAATGACAGCGATAACGAGTAAGACTAAGAGCCAAGATCTTTTGGATCCATTAAAACGGATTCTTTTTTTATAAGAAATTGATTAGCGGGATTCTTAAGGAAGGCCCATGAATATGCTTAAACGAGATAAAATGCATGAACACTAATGCTGGATTTATTCAGAATAGCGGATATACATATATAAGGCGTTTGAAAACAGACGTGGACTTTTAAAGAGGATTCAGGATGATACCCTTTGCAAAGGTATCATACGATGGACGAACATATAAATTAAAATGCGTGGAGAACATTTTAGTTTATAGTGATTCGACAGTGTTTGTGCGAGGAGGTGCACAACATTCTTAGAGTTGATGGATTTTAAGAGGGAAACAAGGTTAGATAAAAAGTGAGTAAAGAAAAGAAGGCAACGGAAAAGAATGAAAATAATAAAGGTAGGAACTAGCAGGAGTCACGCAAGGTGACTATGATATAACGCGGGAGGGGGCGGAAGAGGGATTGTAATGAGAAATACGCGGAGTAGACATACGAAGTGAAAAAAGTTACGGAGGTCAGGCATAGTGCTGATCACAGTTGAAATGCGCAGAGAGGCGGGCATTCAGCCAAAAAGAATAAAGGGAAACTAGAGTAATTTTTGTTTTTGTTAAAACGGAATTTTTAAATTAAATTTTAAATTTTTAATAAAAAAAAGAAATGAATTTTACTAAAAAAACTCCACTTGTTTATAAACAACTTCAAGAAGTACAATATCAAGGAGTTGGTTCATTTTGGGTACCACCATCTGCATACGCAGATCTAGGATTTCTACTTCCTGCTCGTGTTCGTCCTTCAGATAGTAAAGCTTATCAATCTGAATATCATCCAAAAAGTAAAGATGATCTGAGAGGTAGAACACTACATACTGGAGAACTACATAAATGGAGTGGAAAATAATAAAACGAAAATTTAATAAAGTTAATAACTTTTTTTTAAAACATAAGAATGGAAGTATTGAATGAAATGTGTGTAAAATATTTAGAAGATAATAATATTAAACCTGAAAATATTGTTTATGATGTAGAAAATCTTGAAGAATTTCTTATTTATCAATTAGAAGGTTCAACAAAACTTTTAAAAACTTTTATTACAAAAATTAATACAATTGAAGGGAAAGTAAATTTTGATATTGTTGTACAAGGTTGGGTAGAATTGTATAATGCATATAAAAATCTTAAAATGGATTCATAAAAAAGATATTTAAAAATCTAAAAAAGACAACAATGGATGAACTACGTAATCTAGCAACTCGTTATAGTGCAATTGATGAAGAAATAAAAGAAAGTAATAAAATTCTAAATAATAAACGTGAACAACGTAAAATTTTGGAACTTGAAATTATTGATGTTATGAAATCACCACAATTTGCAACAGTTAAAAAGTTTCAACATCAAAATTCTACATTTGTTGTAGATCAGCCTGAACAATGGCATGGATCATGGTATCTTTCAAAAGCTGATTTGAATAATGATATTGTTACATATTGGAATTCTCGTGAACAAAAAGATCCTGAAGGTTTGTATGAATTTATTATACAAAGAGAAAGTGAAAGATCAATAAAATCTGAATGGAGAATTACAAGACATGTATCAAAATAAAAAACGGATTAAAATGAAAACTTTAAACCTTTTTTTTTAACAAATGGAATATAATCCTTATAATTCAAGAAATAAATTATTAACAAAAAATGATATTATTGATATTCTTCATAAACATGGATGTCAATATAAACCTAAAAATATAAATATATTTCAAAATGCTATGGTACATTCATCTTATGTAAAAAGGAATGAATATACAACACCAACAGGTGAAAAAGCAATTTTGATTGATAAACCTACAGATTGTATAGATTTATTTAAAGATTCTTATGAACGTCTTGAACATTTAGGTGATTCTGTATTAGGTGTTTCAGTATCTACATATTTATCTAAAAGATTTCCAATACAGCAAGAAGGATTTCTGACGAATCTTAGAAAAGAAATCGTCTGTAATTCAATGTTGGGAATTCTAACAATTAAACTTAAATTAAATGAATTTTATATAATTTCTCGTCATAATGAAGAATTATGTAATGGTAGAAATAATATTAAAAAATTAGGTGATATTTTAGAAGCATTTATTGGAGCATTATGGATAGATTCTGAATATTCATTTAATATTATTTATTCATTTGTTGTATCTTTAATAGAAACTTATATAGATATACCAAAAATTCTTTTAAATGATACAAATTATAAAGATCAATTACAAAAATTATGTCAATCTAAATTAAAATTTACACCGACATATAAAATGTTATCATCTGAAAATGGGTTTACAATGGCAGTTATAGATTCATTAGGAAAAATTTTAGGACAAGGTATATCAACAACAAAAAAACAAGCTGAACAATTAGCTGCATTGGATACATTAAAACGAATAAAAAATTCTTAAATTTTAGAAATTTATAAGAAAAAAAATGGCATGGTATCAATTAAAACCTGATTGTGCAGTAGCATTGGTTACTGATTTTGATTTGTTTCCTGATGAAGTTTGGGTTTATCCAACAAATGGTTATGTAGTACCGAAAGAACTGCTAAGACCTCTTTACATAAATGGTAAAGTCTATGGACTTATTCCATCTAAAAAATTGGAATTGCAAAAGTGTACACAAAAAGAAGCATGGGAATCTGCCTATAAAATCTTTGGTTTTCGAAACAACTATGATATTTATAATGGTTGTTATAGAGAAGATCTTTGTGATGGACAAGGTAATCCTGCTGTAATTAAACCAATAAGTGAAATGCAAATTCCACGTGAAATACTAATTAAATATTGGACAGATAATGAAATGCCTATAATTAATCCTGAAGGTAGAAAGATTTAAACTTAAAAAGTATTTTATAAACTAAAAATGGTTGAAACATCATCAATAGTTTTTTTTGGATTTTTAAGTTATTATTCATCATATTTTATAGATTTTTTATTATTTTTATTAAAATATAATGGAATACATAAATATGTTTTAAAATTTGATAAAGATTTATTTAAAACTTTAATTAAAAAATTAGAAAATGAATGTGTTTCTACAGATACATCATTAACAAAAGGTAATAAAAAAACAATTTCAGGATGGTTTTGGAATAAAAAAATAATTGGTTATTTATCAAATGAATCTTATGAAACATCATCAAAAATTACTTTTTTAACAACTGAAAAATATTTTGATTATTTAATTGAATCACCTGAACAAAAATTTTTAGAAGATGATGAAATATTTGTAGATTCTAATCGTAATAAAATATCTGTATTTTCAAGATATGGTAATTATAAATGTTTTGAGTATACAAGATTAATTTTTGATGTTACAGATTTAAAACCTTATAAACAACAACAAACTATTATTGATGAAATAGTTAAATTTTATAATAAAGAAAAAAGATGTTCTATATTTATTGAAGGACCACCATGTTGTGGTAAAAGTTCAATAGGATATCTTTTAACAAAAGAATTAAATGGAGCATTTACAAATTCTTTTAATCCTATAGAACCTGGAAATTCATTATCATTAATAGTTTCAAGAATGCAAGATTGGTTAGAAGAAGATACACCTATAATAATATTAGTTGATGAAATTGATATAACAATTAAAAAGGTACATGAAGGAAAAATTATATTAAATCAAGAAGTTTCAACATTAATATTTGATAAACCTTCATGGTCAAAATTTATGGATAATTTAAAATTTTTTACTAATGTTATTGTTATTTTTACAAGTAATTCATCAAAAAGTTCAATTGATGAATTAGATGCTTCATATATAAGAAAAAGAAGAATTGATTTATTTTTTAAATTAGATGAAGTTATTGTTTAGGTATACGTCTTGTTAGTAATTCTTTTTGAGTTCCTACAATTGACATATCATCACCTTCATGTACACCTTCAATAGCACGTAAAGCTTCAGCTACTCTTTGTGGTTGATCAGAAAATTGTAGAAGTAATTGTGTTCTTATTTGTTGTCTTTTCAAAGGAGGTTTTGATGTTCTTACAGATCTTGATAGAGTACCCATACCATTACCTTCTAAATTAAAATTATCTACATTATTAGATTTCATAAATTCCAATATATCTTTAGATATTTTTTGTTTTTCATCACGAATAGTTTTTTGACGAGAAGTTAAAGTTCTTGATTCATCATCAAGAGATATCCAATTACGTATTATTTCTTTAATATTCGTTGTGTTTTCCATTTACTTTTACGACTCTTGATATTTGAAAGTCCTTTACCACCAGCTTGTTTTCCAATAACAGATTTACTTCCTTTTTTTAATATTTCACTTGCTTTACGTCTCGTTTTTTCCAAAGTTCCTTCTTTTGAAACACCAATACTACGACTAAATTTTTCTGATAAAGTTGGTGGAGGGGGTTCTACTGCTGTTCCCAATGTAGAAAGACCTTTAGATGTTGAATCTTTTAATGTTTGTGCTAACTTGGAATTTTTTACTTGTTCTATACTATCTTGAGCTTTTTGTTTTAATAATTCTAAAGTTTCAGCACGTTTTTCTGGATTATTTAAGTTTTCGTTAAGATTTGCATGTAATTCTTTACCATATTTAGTAGCTTTTTCAATATGTTCATTTAAAAATCCTTTTATTTTTTCAGCATCTTTTGTAGAATCACCTTCATAATAAGGATCTAAAGTTGTCCATTCAATTATTGTTCCCATCCATGTAAATAATACAGAATCTTTTAATTGTTGAATAATTTTTAATCTTGCTTTACCATATCTTCCTAAAAGACCATCACTTGAATCTGCCATATTTTCTAATGCCATACCAACAAAAGGAATTAAAGCTAATGATTGTTTAAACGCTTCGCCAAAATGATGTCTTGTAGTAAATATTATCATATTAAAAAATATAAAAATTGTAGAAATCATATAACCTACAATAATACCTACAGTTGAAGCTTCAGGTATTGGTAAAAATCCCATTATCATAGGCGTATACATTTGAGCCATTTTTGCAATATTTTTATTCATTTGTGCTGTAACATCAACAGCTAAACCTAATGTTTCACCCCATACAGGTATATTCTCTAATGTTTTTAAAGGATAAAGAAATGGACTTATAGAATTAATAGGTTCTTTAATAAATTGAGGTGTTAAAGCAAACCAAAATTTTAACCATCTATCTACAATAGCATCATAAGCTGATCTTGAAGTATCTTCTACAGGTTGAGTTCCTAATTCAGTAGATACAGGTGCGTTTTGATAACTCTGTTCTTTAACTTTTTTTATTTTTGATGGTTTCATTTCTTCAAGTTGTTTTAGACCATCTTTGTTAATTTGTTCAAGTTGTTCTTTAGTAAGAGCACCTCCTTTTTGTTTATTAAAATATTCCCAAACAATTTTAGAATCTTCAAGTTTAAAAAAAGGTTTATTTTTTTTTAATAATATATTTTTATGTAAAATTTTATAATTTCGAAATTGATGATTTTTTAAAAATTCAAATAAACCTAAATTACGAGCACCTTTTTTTGCTAATTCATTATTATGTAATAATTTCAATAATATTGATTTCATTTTTTTTTCATATGGTGTTCTTATAGGATTATCATAAATCCATACGTCTTCACTTTCCATTGTTTTTTAGCAGAGATTTATAAATGTCTGTTAAAACAGAAGATGACCAACCTATTGAATGGTCTTCACAATTAGAAGATATTTTAGCACAAGAAGGGGAAAGATGTCGAGGTCTAGCTTGGTTACATATAAGAGCTGAAACAATGATGAGTAAATATAATACATTTGTACAAGTTCCTGTTATTGTTTTATCTACATTAGCAGGAACAGCATCAGTAGGTTCAACATCATTATTTGGTTCAGGAAATACACAAACATCAACAATTGCAATTGGTTTAGTATCTATTGGTGTAGGAATTTTAAATACACTTGGTGGATTTTTTGCATTTGCTAAACGAGCAGAAGCACATCGTATAGCACATTTAAATTATTCAAAAATTTCATCAAAAATTACTATTGAATTATCATTACCACGAGATGAAAGATCACCAGCTGAATTACTTTTAATGCATGTTCGTGAAACTATGGAACGTATGGCAGAAACTACACCAAATTGTCCTCATGAAATTATTGATGAATTCAATTTAAGATTTAAAAATGTAACTGATATATCTTTACCTGTTGAAGTTAATGGTTTACATAAAATTAAAGTTTTTCGTCAAGAAACACATATTGATACTCCTTCTGATTCTTCAAGAATACAAATACGCGTAACTCCTTAAAATTTCCATTTCTTATCACATTCTAAACATGTTACAAAAGTTGTCATAGGTTCATCAGCAGAACGAGTTTGCATTTGATAATATTCACAACCAGTTTTCTTTTTACATCTTGAACAATACATTAAGATTGAAGCAGAATTAGATTTAGAATAAAGTTTTTGTTCTTGTTCAATAGTTTTATTATATTTTTCTTGCCATTTTATTGGGCATAATTCTTGAGCTGATAAATTAATAAATGTTTTTATATCATATGAATTATTAAATAAATGTAAATTTCTATAAACTGAAACACATTTACTTCTATAAGCATTCCAAAATACACGATTATTCCAATCTACATCAATACCATTTTTTTTAGAAAAGTTTTCAACCCATTGTAAAATATTAATTTCAAATTCTTTACCTAAAATTTCAATAACTTTTTCACGAAATGGATGTTCTACAAATACATCTTTTGTTTTTATAATTGTAGGTGTTATTACACGATGTACAGATTCTTCTTCATCTTCTTCTTCTTCAACTTCTTCATCATCTTCTTCTTCTTCAAATTGCCACATAGAATATAAAGTTTCATATTCTTCTGTTTTTATATTTTCATATTTTGAAGCATCTTTTTCATAATCATCTTGATCTGAATTAATTGCAAGAACAACAATTGTACCAGAATATGTTTCTTCTTCAAAAGGTGATGGAAGTAAATGTGGATTAACATCTTCTTCATCTTCTGAAGGACAAGCAAATATTGATAACCATCTTGAAGAATTATTAGGATCTACAATTTTACCTTGAAATTGCATTCCAGGTTTTTTAAATTTTTTACGTAACCATATAAGAACATCAGGTGTTTTAATAGGAACAGAAAGTTCTTTTAAACTACCTGAAGATTCAATTGCTATACCTGAAACCATTTTTTATAAGAAATATTAAAATATATAATATGATTCGTTTTTTAAAAAACGGATTTAATTTTATTATATTGAAAAATTATTAAAAATCAAAATGCAAGTTTCTTACCAGCCTTTTGAACAAATTATTGATTATGATACTTTTAAGCATTGGACTTCAAACTATATTGAATATGGAAAAAGATTTCATGGTCCAGTTGAATGGAAACCAATTGCTGAAAGAAACATTCGTGAATCTTGTAAGAAATATTGGAGAAAACATGTTGAAGAAGGAGGTTCTATTTGGACAATCTTTACAGAAGATGGTTGGCAAAAATCACCATCTGAATGTAATAAATTCAAGAAAAATGTTCAAAATAAAGTAAGACGCATGTTTCGTGAAGCTGAAAAGTATATGTTTATTCATATAGTTGATGAACCAGTTGGAAGTGAAGGTAGTGTATCAACTATTCCGACGGAAGAGGAATATTGGAAGCACTAGATGGTTTAAAAACATTAACAATGTTTTTCATTAAAAATATATCTGAATAATATAAATATCTTAACGTATATAAAACTATACCTGAAAATATTAAAAAATATAATAATTCTAAATAATCATCCCAATTATCATAAACATGTTTTCCTACTTTTTCAGTTGTTGTTGGTTCTTTTGTTAAAGTTTTACCTAAATTAGTTTTTAAATCAACTCTAGAAATTTCTTGTTTCTTTTTAGCAGGTGGTTTTAAAGGTTTCATAACAAGATAAGTTTTATTATCATGTGGTAAGAATCCAGTATCAGCACCATCATTATAAAAAATTTCTCGGTTTCCTAGAGCTTGGATACTACGAGAACCTGCTTGAGTATTTTTTACTAGTAGAGCAAAATCGGATTGATCCATATTAATCATTGTCTTAAATACTACCCAATCACATGGCATACATGGTGGAAAAGTTACTGATCCATCGTACATATAGTACGATCCATCAGCAGGAACCATTTGTTGTAATGACCATCCTGTTAAGTTAACTTTTGTTGGAAAAAGTGGAGAAGCATAAGCAACAACTTGTTTAAAAAAATCTAAGGATGGAGTTGGTGAAGAGCTTACACGAATTAATGAAGATACGCATAATCTTTCACCAGTTGGAGAAAAGAAATATGCTACAACTTCAGCATCAGCTTGTACACCTTCAATCGTATGATGACTTGGATGATTAATTAAAATCATTTTGGCATTGTAGGTAATATTATTAAACTTACAAGATCCCAAGCTTTCTGAAGCAACAAGAAGACCATTTTCTTCAGTAGCACAATTTCCCCACGGAGGTGTACTATCGTCAATTTTTAAGTCACAAGTTCCTTTACATGGTTTTGCGATACTCTGTGATAAATTAATTGGACTTTGATTGGCACCGGCACACATTCCATCCCATTTAATATTCAATTTAGTTGAAGAGTATAAACTTTCCATTTGTTTAAAAAGCATTATTTTGTTCTTAAAACTCTCACATACAAATAATAATAAATGGGTTCATCATCTTCTGTTCCAATTTCAGGTGGATGGGCTATAGCCGGTATTTCATTAACATCAATTTTAGGAGCTCTATTTTTAGGAGCTGCGATATATTTTTCTTATACATCAGGATATTCTAGTGGTGTATGGGTAGGTGTTGGAGCATTTTTATATGCTGTAATAAATTTTATACCATTTGGTTTAATTACATTTGGATTTATTGCTGATATGATAGGACAAGATTTTCGTTATTCTATAGGTAGTATAATTGGTTTAATATCAATTTTATTAAATTGGTTAATTGGTATAGTAACTGGTTATAGTTCATTTACTTCACAAGGTATTGAACAACCTGGAAAAACATTTTGTATGATACCTGGTCTTGAAGGATTTGAAAATCGTTCTATGCCAATGAATTTAGTTGCTTCAACAAGTATATTATCTTATTATATTATTTATGCTTCTATAAAAAGACCTGTAGCTACAAATATATCATTATATATTTCATCAGCTGTTCTTATTTTAGCACAATATGCTTTATTTTATATGTCAGATTGTTCAAAATATTATGAAGGTTCAGCTGGAATTAGATTAGCAGGTGTAGCTTTATCTATTGTTATTGGCGCATTAGGTTGGGTTACTATATCTCAAACTAGTGATTGGTTAGCACCATTTGTACCAGGTGATTCAAGAAGTGGTATTGTAGAAAATATGTTATCAGGTCCAGGATGGGATGGATCAAAAACAAGTCAAGTCTTTCAAAAATTAGCACCTAGAACTGGTGCTCAATGTTCAAAAGATGAATCTGAAGATGGTGATGAATTTGTTTGTGAAGCATATAAAAATGGTAAATTAGTTACTGAAAATATTAGTTCTTAAGATACTTCTCTTACTAATTTAAAATATCCTATAGCATCTGAACCTGAATGTTTTGTTATTGTTCCATCTGATGATACACAAACTAATGTAGGAACTTGTGTTACACTAAATTGTTTATGACAATTATTAGGATCATTTTTTATATCTACAGATATCCATTTAAGTTTAGGATAATCTTCTTTTAAATCTTGAAATACAGGTTTTAATCGAATACATGGCGGACATGTATCTGACCAGAAATGATATGCACTCATATTTTTATATAATTATATTAGTATCAACAATATTCGTTTTAGAAATTAATTTAATTACTTTTTGTTTATTTATTTTTTGTGATTCAATTTTATAACCTTTATCATTTAAAGTTTTTTGAAATGCCATTAATAATGCTGTATTTAAATGTCCTTTATCTATTTTATCAAGATTTTTTAAACACCATTCAATAATTAAATCTTGATTTATTGCTGGACCCATTAAACGTAAATCTAAATTTGGAAATATATTTTCTGTTGTATTAATTTCTTGTTTTTGTTGTGGATATAAAATTTGTGTAGCCATTTTATCAACAATATTATTATTTATAGAAAGTTCATCTTGAGATGTAGAATGTGCTTTAACATATAAAATTTTAAATTTTGAAAATTTACTTAATAAAATTGTTATTTTTTCAATTAAATCTTTATGTAAAACATCTTTTCCTTCAGCAGTTTTCCAATGATTACGTAACCATCCAGGTAACCATTTTGTTAAACAATTTATTGAATATGTAGAATCTGAATAAATAACTAATTCATTATTTGATGGATCACATGATTCAAAAGCTTTTTGTACACCATGATAAATTCCAAGTAATTCACCTCTATTATTTGTTTGAGAATCTGTATCTGGTATAAGAGATGCTCCTGACCAATCAGGATGATCAGGAAAATAATAAGCATAAGACCCTCTAGCCTCACGCTTACCATTTGATTTACAAGCACCATCTGTAAATAGTCTAATCATATTTGTATTTTGGTATTATTATATTCGTAGACATTCGTTTTATAATACAACGACTTATTAAAGCATTTTGTATACTTGTTGGATTTTCTAAATGAAACCAAACTCTATTTCTAAATGAACGTTGTTCTAATTGTCTTCTTAACATTTGTTGACATGATGATGTTAAGAATTCAGAATGCCAAATAATTAATATACGTAAATTTCCTTTCTTTTTAGGAATAGATGTAATCCACATATTAAATAAATTATAAAAAGTATCTGAAGAAAAATGTATACAAGCATCAATTTCTTCAATTTCTAATAAATTATTATACTTTTCTTTATACTTTTCTAAAAAATTTATTGTTTCTTTATCATTTAAAGGTTCATATAAAATATAATGTGGACAAGGAAAATCTGTCATTGTTTTATTGTGTTTTTTCTTCTGAAGGTGGATTTACTTTTTTAACAGGTATACCTGAATCTACAATATATAAAGAATTTTCAGTAGCAATAATAAAACAATTTTCACATTTATAAACTTGTTGAATAGTTGAAGTATATTCATCACTAGATTTAACTAAATATTTAATTTTATCTTGTACTCCAATACAACATTGTTTATCACGAGAACTTTGATAATAATCAAAAAAGACTGGTTTATCTTCTTTAATAGCAAGTTCAGATACTTTTAAAAGAACAGCCGCAGATGGTAAACTCATTTTTGTTTTTTATAATGAAAATGTTTGAAAGTCTTAAACGCATGTCTGTACACATTTAAATGTATCTTCGAGTTTAAATCGAGATCTCATATTTAAACTTGGTAGTTCAGATCTTGGACGTTTTACTATAATATCAACTCTTGTTTGAATAAGTCCTCTCAATTCTACAGCCGTTTTTGGAAGTAGTTTAGCAATTTCAAATAGGAAATCTGAATATTGTGTTACATTTTCTTCTGATTTTTCACTTTTAGGTTGAACAATTGTTTCATCCAAATCTTGAAGAACTTTTTGCATAGATTCTTGAAGTATTTTACCTGATACAAGATTACAAATATATAGATGTGTAAGAAATCTTGAATAACCTCTACGTATATCTTTTTGTTTTGACCATTGAATAACTTTATCATCATAATTTTCTTCACCATCTTTTGGAAAAGTAATTGTATCTGACATATCATATAGAGTTCCAAACATTGAAGCTTGTGATTCCAAATCTTCAGATATTTCAGGTATAACAGAATTTAGTTTAAATGCTACTTCTGACATAATACCTGCATAAAATGAACCTCTAATAGCTTTATCAAATAAAAGTGTAGAAACTCTCAAACGGAATTCTTTATCTTTTTTCTTCAAAATTTCAATAGCTTCATTTGTCAATGTTTCTAGAGTAGGTTTTGCTACTTTATTAAATATTGAAAATATTTGTTCATATTCAGGATCTGCAACTTCACGAATGCGTCTTACATAATCTACAAGAACTTTATGTCTCCAATTTGTTTGTTCTTGTTTTACAGGGGCACGTGTAAATTTACCTTGTCTATATGCAGCAGGAACAAGTCTAAGTTTAGATATATTATCTTTAATTATTTGTGGTAGATCAATTTTTTCAACAAATCTTACAGAATATAATAGAGCGCTTGTAACGTCCATTATATTTTTTTTAATAATATTCTTTCAAATGGTAAAACGAATTCGTTTTATATTATTCTATAAAAAATTATAAAACATGGAATCTCCTGAAACTATAAAACTCAATAATATTTGGGTTTTATGGTATCATGATCCTGAACTAAAAGATTATTCACTAAAAAGTTATATAAAAGTTGCTTATTTTACAACTTCACAACAATTTTGGTCTGTTATTGATACAATACCAAAAGAAGCATGGGAATGTGGTATGTTCTTCTTTATGAAACAAGATTATAAACCTTTATGGGAATCTGAAGAACATAGAAATGGTGGTGCTTGGTCTAAAAAAATTGATGCTACACAATCACATACAACATTTATTGATTTGATGGTGCATTGTATTACAAATGAACTTCTTATTGATAATAAAGATAGTTTGGCTGGTATATCAATATCTCCAAAAGGACAATTTCATATTATAAAAGTATGGAATATTTCTACAAAAATTTCAGAAAAAAAGAATTTGAATCAAAATCTAACATATTTTAAAGTTACAGATGATGTTGTTTATACACCTCATCATTCAAGACCTAAATAATTGTTAAAGTATAACCATCAGGTTTAGTTTCTTCAAATAATTGTTTTAAACGTTTAATATATAAACTACGAAGTTTTTTTATTTGATTTTCAGATGGATTTATAATCTTTTTAGTTATTATAGGTTTACCTGTATAAGTTTTTATTGGATCTAATGATGTTTGTGATAATCTTGTCCAATTAATTAAAGATTCTATTGTAGGTATAGGTATTCTAAATCTAAAATATTTATATAAAAAATCATTATATAATTTAAAAATTGGTAAATTTAATTCAGGGAATATTTCTTGTTCACCATAAGTTATTATAGGAACTATAGGTATACCCATTTCTAAAGCTATTTTAAATATACCTTTACGTTTATTTATAATTAAATGTAAATGTTTAGGTATAATATAATTCATTTCATCAACACCACCTAATGTTATTGATATAGATTCTTTTTCTAAAGTATCACGAATATTATATTCATCAGATGGTATAGCATTTAATAATGGTATAATATCTTTTATAAAAGGTAACATGAAATAACCATAATGTACAACACCTTTTGTAGGTTTATAATTTGAATCAGTTATTTTATAACCATTATGAATAACTGGTGTAACACCTGAAATTCCATGTGGATGCCATATATTAATAGATTTTTCAGGTATAGGATATTTAATAAAAATTTTAAATGTTTTTCTTATATTTTCTTCTGTTTTTTCTAATCTTGATTTAAAAATATCTCTAAATTTATTATTTGAAAATATTAATATATCTTTAATTATATTATTTGGTAATACAATATATATTAAAAAAATTATTGTAAATGTTATTAAATTAGTATAACCTAAAATACCCATAAATAACATTAAAGAATAATTCCATGTAATACATGAATAAATACATGGATTTAAAAAAACCATAAATAATCCAATTAAAATTATTAGAAACATTATTTTATAATAGTTTTTTTTTAAAATATTAAAATAATCGTATGATACTTTTAGATAATTATGGTTATGCTATAATAACATTTGCTTTATGTACTATAGCAGTTGTATATCCACAAAGACCATGGCCATCATCTCTTGTTGGTGGTTCATTAATGGCATTTAATTATTATTTTTCGCATCGTTTATTACATATTTTACCAAATGATCATTGGTTAAATTTTCATTTTTGGTTACATCATGAACCGGTAATACCAAGATGGATAGCTTTACCATTAGAAGGTATTTTAGAACTTGTATACTTTATGTTATTTCCTTTAATATTTCAATATTTAACTGGTGATTGGATAATTCCATTTAGTATAATTCTTTTACTTTCATTAACTTATACATCTTATCATATGATTCAATATTCTTGGATAAAATCTGAAACTCATTCAAAACATCATAAAGATCCAACTAAAAATTTTGCTCCTGATTTTATTGATCATATGTTCAAATCAAATTATGATGAAACATATGAAGATATGAGTTCAGGTGCTATAAATGTTTTAGTATCAGCTATAATAGTTTTATATCTTAAAAAAATATTTCAATGGAAAGATTAAGTAGAACAAGGCATTAAACATAATTTAATTTCACCTAAATTAGCTACAACATATCTAATCATTAAAAACCAACCATTTTTTACATGAATTTCTACATTATTACAAAGATTTGTACATTTTGTAAATAAAACTAAATGAGGTAATGAAAAATTTTCACTTATAATTTCAGATGTTTTCTTTTGAATATTAAAATCAGTATCACCCATTGTTGTAGTTCTTGAAGCAAAATGTCCTTTACAAGTAAAAGAAAGAGAATTATTTACATTTGTAATTGATATTGTTTTAGCTGATAATAAAGTCATATCTCTACAAATTTTTTGAAAATCTGATGATGGCATAGTAATTCTAGTACTAAATTCAGTATCAGGTAATTGTAAATCAGGTTCATCTCTATCTAATAAATTTAATTTATATTTATGTATTTGTTTCTTTTCTGAATTTTCCATTAAAATTCCTAAAGAATTTGGATCATCTTTTTCAACATAAAATGAAAGTATATCATCATTTGTTGCTGTTCTAACAATTCTATATAAATGATCAGTATTAACACCAATAATAAATTTTGTTGTATTATGATTATAATCATATTTTTCAAATTTATCAGCATGTAATCTTAAATGAACTAAAACTGTACGTGTATTATCCATTGCAATCATTTTAATTCCATCTTTGTCGAATAATAAAGACATTTCGACTAAAATAGATTTTAAAGCTTCAACTAAAGTTCGAACTGCTCCAGTTTGTACAGTTTTTGCTTCAACTGAATACATTTTTTTATATTTAATTATTGAATAACGCTTAAAACCATTTTTTTTACTTATTCAGAATCAAATAATTTATTCCAAAATCCTTTAGGTTGTTCTTCTTCATCATCTGAACCTTTATAAGTTTTTTTCATTGTTTGACATTTTTTTACTGAAACAATACGTCCTCTTTGATTTTTAATTAAATCATCTTTTTTTAATCCTCCAGCTGTCATTTCAGCTTTACCATTCCATACTTGTCTTCTTGATCCTCTTTTTAAAGTTTTAGAAGGCATTTTATTTGTATCTAAGAAGTTTCCTTTTTAAGATCTAACATAAGTGTTTTAAGTTCAGGTTTTGTTAAGAAAATTTTAGGGTTTTTTGCGGCAATTTGTAAAGCATCAACACAATGTTTATCTTTAATAATTTCATTAATTTTATTTTTTAACCATGATACAACACCTGATTTATTTACTATTGCTGTTCCAGCAGATACATGTACATTATTAATTTTTTTAGCCCAAAAAACATTAACTTTATTTTTTGTTATAGTCATTTTCCAAATATGAACGTGTGTTTCCGACATAAAACAAGGCTTATCATTATGTTTTCTATCAGAAAAATAATAACCAGTTTGTGAAGTAGAATGCCATACATCCATATTTAAATTTTCCCACCAATATTTAGCAAATTTATCTAAAATATTTTTTATTGGATTAGATGGTCCACAATTACTTACACCACCTATTCTTCTTTTTGTTTTCATTATTATTATTCATTAGATAAATTAGTTAGAAAATGCTAATCCACCCATACCTGACATTACACGTAAAATATTATAATTTATAGCATATACTCTCATATCCCATGTATCTCCAGTACTACGATCTACATTAACTGCTCCATCCATATTTAAAACAATTGTAGCCGTATCAATTCTTGAAAAATTACATGTTCCTGATGGTTGATGTTCTTCAGGTTTTAACGCAAATGAATAACAATACGCACCGGGTTTATCATAAAATAAACCAGTATGATGTTGATAAGGTTGTACTTGATTAAAATAATCACCATATCTTGCTTCCATACGATCTTGTCCATTAATTTGTAAATGTTGACTATATACTGCTGCTTTATCATAAACAAATGGTGTTAATCTATCTGAAGGTCTACTATATTTTGCAGCAGCTTTACAATCAGTATAACATGAAGGTTGAACAACCCATAAAAGTTCTTTTACAGGATGATTAAATGTTAAATCAATACGTCTTGATGCTGATGCAATACCAACATCTTCATTAAATTGTACTTGTTCAATTAAATATTCATGCGATTGTTGTGCAAATCTTCTTCTTTCATCTGTATCTAAATATACATAATCAATATATAAACATGCAGTTGTAGGTTGTGGTAAGGAAGCAATTCTCTC